TCAACATTCATTGTGATAAATTCACCATGTTTTAAAAGTTCGTCCTTTTCAATCAGTGCCACCTTATCAACTAAGTAACCATCCTCTTTTTCTTCACAAGTAACTGTCTGCCCTGACTTCCAATTATTTGCAAAGTCTTCATTAAATCTAAATTCTGTCACTTTCTCACCTCCTCAAAATTCACATGAAACAGTGATTTCTTGCTATTCTTATATTCTCTGTTTCTTGATATTGATACTGTAAAACCCTTGATTTATAAGGGTTTTCAGCACCTCATTTTTGTTATTCTCTAAAAATCATTGAAAATTAGGGATTTTGCTCGATTTGAGCATTTTTGAAATTTTTGACCTCTGAAACCCTTATAAACACTAGGTTTGTAAAGCCAAAGAAATGTCAGTTTCCTTCGACTCTATTTCTTCGCTGTTACATTAAAAACTGACTTTAAAATGCAGATAATCAGCCAAATACCAGTTGCAATAGACCATTTAAATGTCAAACCAAAACACATTGTAATAAGCTTGATTATTCCACATGTAACAATCCAACTAAGTCCATAGCATACAGCTAAAATTGTAATGACAATAATTGCTGTTACTCCACCTTTTGCTAATTTTTCTTTTAAATTACTCATCTATATATTTTCCTTTTTTATTTACTCTTCACCAACGAATACTAACCTATCAATATATTCTCTACCTTCGCCCTTGAAAATAGGGATATTTGTATCAATACTCCAATATGTCCTGCCATTTTCGACTAATTCATCTTCTGCATGACTTTCAAAAACACCATTAGCAGTCTGATACATTTTTACACAACAGCTTCCTCTCTTCTGATAAGTCGGTAAATCGTTCCAGTTAATATCTTTCTGAGTCATAAGCATGTTTTGAATATCATTACATGACTTATTCTGTAATTCCTTGTGTGAAAAATTGGCTTGACCTACCATCTGAATTGAATTACGAGAAGCGTCTAATTGTCTCCAATATATGAGATTTGTCACTTCTTCTTTTGGAATATTGAAACAACGAGCATCGAACATTGCACCTTTGTCAACTGCTTTGACATGGGCTAAATGAATAGAAACATATTCTTCGTCAATGATATTCCCATGTTCATCAAACTTATCAGTAAAATAAACATTTTTAGCAAAGAATGTATTAAATGCCATCGTAGCCATACTTGCAGCAATACTACAAATCTTTTGCACTTCATAATCAAACCATGCGGAAGATGTGAGCTTCTTATAATCAATAAGAATTAGTGTAATCTCATCTGACTGCGTGTAACCAAGAACACAGCCCTGAATATTCTCACATAAGTATTTCATTGTTTCCTGCATAGACTTAATTAACACTTCATCAAACGGTTTCTGGAATCCTCTTGTGAATGTGTGAAACGCTTTTCCATCAATGCGGATAGCAACTGGACACCTTCTCATCAGTTTTGTCTTTGGGATCTGCTCATAAAATGTCTTCATCCTAACGCCTAAATCATCATGTACTGGCATATATGTACCTCTCTTTTAATATATTATTCTCTCTTAACTATTCTTTGAAACATCCTCTAAAACAGGCTTCTCATTGATAATTTCATGTAAAAAAACAAAAACAAGACCATCATGGAAATCAACTTCATACTTATCATATACATTAGTATCAATAAGCAAATGAACATCTATTTCATTCTCAAATCCAATACCTTCAACTTTATGTTCACCTTTGATATTTAGATAAGTTTCCTTGGTTCTATTGACAAACTCTGTCTCATATTTAATATTCTCCTTTGGAATACCAATTGCATTGTAAACATAAATCTTATCTGTTCCTACCTGTGCAACTCTAAAAGCTGCTGTGTGATTATTAAACATACATGTATACTCCTTCTTAAAACTTTCATCAATAAATATATTTGAACTTCTCAATCTTCTACTTAATATATTTCTCTGCCAACCAGTCGAAATATAAATTGAACGATTTTTACTTTCGGTGATATCACTCTTGCTAATATCTACTGTAAATATTCTCTCTTTAACATTATTAAATTCTTCAATTTTATGTCCAGTAGAATCAGTCCTTACCATTAAATATGGCATAATCAAAGAATTAACAACATCTCTTTCGATTTCATTTTCAATTATTACACCATTAAATTTATATCCTCGTATGGAATCATTTACAGACAATACTTCAATACAATTACCATTATTCCAATAGCAACTTAACTTCCATGCATAATTTTTTAATTGAGTATTGCTTTGATCTAACAATAAGTTTGAAATGCATTTCATTACAATCTCGCATTGTTCTTTTGTTCTTACAAATACCCCACATTTATATCTTGTATATTGATTACAGAACTCAATCTGCTTTTCTAATGCTTGTATTAAATTCGTATGTATCAATCCTCCTTATGTATATTCTCTAAAAGAAATCGAAAATTCTTGGTACTTTTATCACTATATGTAGTGTGCATTTATTTAGTGTAAACTATATATAGTATATTATTTTATTCTACCACGTCCCAATCTTCTGCAAGCATATCTGTCTGACTCGCAAGCCATCCAATAACTAACTTATTGTCTGCTGTCTTCATATCAATATGTGGACAAATTTCAATTTCGTCCATACCTTTATCTTTACAAAAACTTCTTAAATAATTTGCTGTTTCTGATTTCATTTCATCTAAATGAACAACACTTCCTGTTGTCATATACAAAAACATACCTTTACCGTTCCACCCAACTCTTGCTACCTTTTTACCGTTCCTTAAAGCTTCAATTGCCTGTCCAAAATTCATTCTTTTTTAAATCTCCTTTGCTTTATATTCTCTTAACCAATTGTTAAAATTGCTGGATTCACAACACCATCACCATCATAGCTGTATTCCTTATTGTGCCACTTTCTAAGATATTCTCCATACTTCCAACACTGTGAAAGAATACTAACTGCACATCCGTACATAAACCCTGTTATACCCTCTGTGTCTGCTTCACGGCTCAATCTGTCTGCATTATCAACAAAGCACTTCATAACATCATTGCCCTTGTCAATTTCTGCTTCTAGCAGTTCAGCCCACCTTTCAGCATAAGTGAAGCAAGCTCTGCTGTATCCGTCACTATTCTTGTCGTACCAATCCTTGTATTCTTTTTCGTGTCCTTCTAAAATTTTCATATTTTTCTCTCTTTCTAAACTTCGCATGAAACCGATATTTCTTGTCCATTTTGTTACTATATATAGTAGTTTTATTTTATTTAACCGCTATATATAGTGTATTATTTTTTAATTTTTCTATATATTGTTATTTGTTCTTTAAACCAATCCTTTTTCGATTAATTCTCCTAAGTAGTAATATCTATCTAAGTCATCTGGATCAATAGAATCATCTTCACCAAGAATATATCTATCACAATCTTCTACTTCTTCCATTTCATCAATCCATTTGTCCCAATTGTCTGCAATGAGCTGACAGAACTCTTCGCCACTTCCACGCAAGAAGCATCTACCAACCCATTCAGCTTTCATCTTTCTGCCAGGATAAACTAATGTGAAATAAATTCCATTCTCAATCAAAGCGTCTCTAACTTCTTTATGGCTGCTTACAAAGATATAATCAACTTTTCCAATGTTCTCTTTAATATGCTGAATATAATTTTTTGGAAATTCAGGATTGCGATACCTTTCAATTTTATCTGAATTAACTGGATTATAATCATAGCACCAACTAAACTGACTGCTATCACTATCAAGAATCTTGTAGCCTTTCTCATTTAGTTTTTTAAAAGCATATGTCTTACCACAAGCAGGGAATGCACTAATAATTTTTGTTTTCATATATTTATTCTCCTCTTACATCGCCTTTGCAATCGACTTAACCTGATTGTTGAGATATTTTACAACCAATCTCATCTCTGCCAATTCCAAACCACTACTAAGACTAAATTCATCCTCGTCATAGCAAGACGAACCTGCTTTCAAAGCACCACTTCTAACCTGGACTCTCCTACCATTATCTCTATACTGATATTTAATGGTCTTTTCATCACCCCTAATATCAATAAAAGTAAGTTCGTGTGCCAAACTCCACTCACTCCAAGTTCTCTTTACAGGTGTCTCAACCTTTTCAAAATACTTTTCATACTCGTCATATGACATACAACCAAGATGGCAACCACCAAACTTAAAGCAGATTACTCCACCTTCCTGAATATCAGTTACTTCACAAATCTCACCGATGTTATCAAACACACCCATCTTCTTAACTAATTTAATTCGATCACCTTTAATCATGCTGCTTTATCCTCCTTATTTGCAAACTTTTTATTAAACGCATCAATAGCTTTCTGATCCTCTGCTGTTACTTCATCATTGAATCTTCGTCTAGCTTGTACAATATGGTTATTTCTTACTTCAATCGTTACCAAACTCTCATCTGGTTTATTCTTCTTTCTCAAGAAAAGAATGTGACATTCGCCATCAATAACCTTATCTATGTATGATGCTACGCAGTTGTTTTGCATTGTCGCTTCATCTTTAATATCCTGTGTAGATTCTGGATAAATAAATATGTAATCACCAAAAGAGCATTCGTACTGTTTATTTATTCTCTTTTTAAATAACTCTTCTGAGAATTCTTTCTTCATTCGATTGTAATTTCTACAAGCAATTCTATGTGTAGTAAGGAAATGTCTTGGATATTTTTCATACTTTGGGCTAAGTTGATTCATCATATTAGCATAATCGTACAATTCACGAATTAAGAAACCCATATCTTCAACTGCCTCAAATGTCTTGATTCTATCCAGATACAACCATAAATCCTTTGCGTTATATCCAAATTCATTCACTAATTCATTGAAAAAAGAATAATAAATACAAGCACCATCAACTCTATCCCATGTTTCTGTATTCCAAACGATATAAATATCATCAGAATCTAAACTTAGATAATCCAAGTTATAAGCTATGTAATGCGCATCTTGATTTTCTTTATAATACTTAACAGTATTATTTGATAATTTAATGGGATATTTACGACATAATTTGATTAGAGATTTTGGAATCTCATTTATAGAATACTTGAACCGATAACCATCTTTGATAATGTCATCAAATCCTGCTGAAAAGATTTGTTCAAATCTATCATATCTTGGAACTCTATCAAGAATTGTTCCTATGTTGCTTATTGAATATGAGTATGTTTCTGAATTTCTAATAAATCGTAAAAACTTTGCATACTTTTCATCATCACAACAATCAAATAACTCATTTAAGGTAAAGCCACTTAGTTGACTACATAGATTTTTTACTGGTTTACCTTTAATTCCAATAGCAGTCTTTGTTGCGAAATCATATTTCACAGTACGTCCATCTTCATAATCAAAAATGAGATACTGTTTATCTTTATATACTCTCGTTTATATCACTCCTATCTTTAAAATAAAATATATTCATTCTTAATCATGGATATCAAGCACTGTAATAAATCCATCCATATTATCTGTTATAGCCTGTTTATATTTTTCATCAAATTTTTCATCTTTGATAATATCTTTACCATCCCATGAATCTCTTGCAATAGCTGAACCGTCAGGAAGAATACATATGTAACATCCAAGCTTGTTAATATTTAAAACATCGCTTTGTTTTGCTCCATCAACAAGAATATATCCATCGCCAAAACCCATATTCATAAACCAATCTTCCTCATGATACATCCATTCAGGTGCAATATTCTCTTTTAATGTTGATAAAAGACTTGACCAAAACAATCTGCCGTTTCTATCTTGTCTGTCATAATAACCCCAATTATAATATTCACTATTTGCCGATCCTCCTTTATCTACTTTTAGTTTTAATTCAGCCTTGTACCTGCCACCGATTCGATAGTAATCCCATGTAAAAACTGGATAATTAATCTGTTTGTCTTCTTCATCATCTGAGCCATATACAAGTTCTGAATTGTATGGCTTCATAATTGTTGCAATTTTATTCTCACTTGGTAATTCTTTTGTGAGTAAATGAACGCAATAATGCATTTAATTTTACCTCCTACTCTTATATTCTCCTTTTAAATTTCCGCAAGAAACGAATCTTTCTTGATTTCTTATTTCACTGTAAACAGCTCTATTGTTCTCTCTGATATATGACCTTCTCTCGCTCTATCAGGTGTCATAACAAATACACACCAACTGCCTGACACTATATATTTACCAGGATAGTTTTCATGTAGGTATTCTCTGACTTTTTCAATAAATTTATCTTGTGCTTCGTCAATATCATTGTGAGAATATTCATCTTCGTATTCTGATTCATTAATATATTTTCCGAATATCATTGAACCGTCTGCTATATCTTGTAAAAACTGGTTATATTCATCTTCTACAATTTCGTACATATAATTATTCTCCTTATGTTTATTCTCTTATTGGCTCAACCCTATATCGTTCATTCCAATCTTCTCTCTTCTTTAATAGAGGAATCCAAGGACAATGCAAATTTTCAGATTCAGTCCCCTATTAAGTCATCTTGATCACAACCAAGATATTCTCTATGACCACAATTAGGACAAACTACTTCATATTCAGGAACTTTATATTTAAAACTACAATAGTTAGGAAATACCATTCGAATATTCCAATCATCCTTTGATTCAACTTCATATACACAGTTATAGCTTCTACATACAAACTGAATATTTTTACCAAAATAATTACCTGCTATAATCTTCATATTCACTCCAATCAATTTCTACATACTGCTTATAACATGGATAATATGTAGTAGCTCCTGTCTGATCCTTACACCAGGTATCTAACAAATTTTGCAGACCACCAATATCACACTGTTCATAAGCATCTTCATGTAACTCTTCGCAAGCATTATCAACTACATTATCAGCATCAATATGAATCTTCTCCACGCTGCACACCCATAATCTCTCAGGTCTGCCATCATTATTAAATTCTTCATCTGTATAACGCCCAAAATAATCGTCAAAGAAATCATCAACAGTATCGTAATACTCGTCAAACTCTTCACAGTAAAGCATCGTGTTTACATCTTTTTCATCAACTGGAACTGCTTTAGATACTTTATCACTCCACTTCTTTATCCTCTCTTCTTCGTCAGCTTTCTTCTGTCCTTCACAATCACAATGCATATATCCCTGATTCTTATAAGACTGTCCACAATAAGGACATAATTGCTGTACTCCATTAAAACAACTCTGACAAAATGAAAGTGCTTGATGCTTGTATGGAAAATGATATTTTCTACCAGCTTCAGAACTATCGCCTTTGATTCCATAAATATTGTCTTCTATTCTCATTCCAAGACCATTGCAGACAGGACAAATTCTTTCGTATTCTGTAAGATCCTTGATTAGAATTTTAGGAAACGATTTTTGAATTGTTTCATAAAGATTTACTTCTTCTCTGTATGTTAAATTATCCATATAGTTATCCTCCTATTCGTAATCTTCTGGATGTTCTTTATAGTCATCTACTACACTTTTCATATAGCTATAATAATCTCTTACAGTGTCGCTACTTTCAGAAAATCCACTTGTCACTTCATATCCATTATCGAATACTGCAAAGGTCAAGAACTCTGAACCACCTCGTTCTACTTCTATGTCACAACCTTTATATTTACCTTTCATGATATTATTCTCCTATTTCTTTTATGTTCTTTATATAAAGCATTTAATTCCTGCTCTAATTTCTTTTTCTCCATAGGATTCTTACAATACTTTATTCTCTTTTTAAGAGTAGATAACTCTTGTTTTGGAGGTTCAAGGCATTCAATAGGAAAATTATCGCCAAAATGCATTTCATTAATTGTTTCAAGAAGCTTTGCAATCGGATCTTCTTGTACCTGTATGCCTAAGTCTTTATATTTTTGTTCAAGTTCATTTTGTATTTGAGCTTCTGACATTGCACTTATCATTTTCCCTATTGCGTCCATCTGCTTACTAACCATTAAGACTTTTATAGCATCACTTATTTTTTCAAATTTATCATGTAATTCTGAAATATTAATCACCTCGTTCTACTCTATGTCGCAACTTTTATATTTGCCCTTCATAATATTATTCTCCTAATCGTACTCATAATCATCAAGTTCCACTTCCTCACCACATTTAGGACAATCACACCAAGCACCATCTCCCCAATAATCACTATTGAAATCAACTTTATCAAAATTCACTTCAACTTCTTCATGGCAAAATGGGCACTCAAATGTAATATAAGAAGGTCTACTGATGATTGTGTAATTTACTCCATTGTTCATAAAATTATTCTCCACTATTTAAAAATAATCTAGCTGGAAATTCATCTATATCGCCATCTTTATAAGACTGTTCTTCACCAACCCAAACAATTTCGATATTATTGGGATTAGTATTTGACCTACCAATAAAATAAGCCTTCTTACCTTTTTTATAAAATGTTGTATCCTCAATTAATTCAATAATATCTCCTCTTTTCATTCTTTTCCTCCGATTTTCATAATACTGTTTTATCAATTAGCTGTCCTATATAATTATTCTCCTATAATTAATTAAAACATCATTTATCTTATCAACTAATACGGTTGGATCACTTGACATACGACATATAAACTCATCATTACAATAAACTTCGTATACATCATCATATTCTGGTCTTCCCCAACAATCGCATCCATTTTCGACTTTAGTTCTCTCTATATGAAATATATTAATCACCTCCCAAGAAAGAAAAATTTCTTGTTACTTAATTACATCTCTAATATCTCTTCCGTCAATTTCATTGCCAATAGAATCCCAACCTTCACATAAATCTCTTGCAAATAATTCTACTCTTGGCAAATTACCACATAAAGATACTATTCTGTCTCTTATTTCTTTTGGCTTTTCAGAATGTTCTGTTTTGGGATATTCTATAATCTGTTGTACATTTCTCGCTTCACGCCAATATTTACCTTTTCGTGCTATTAGACAATATTCCGCATTTGAGATAGTATATTTGCCCAATCCATCTTTTCTAACTTCTGACATATCATTTTTCATCTTTACCCATACAAAACCAACAGTTGCATATTTAAATCCCCATGATTTTATAAGTTCAAATCCTTTTTCAAGGAATGGCGATGTAACCCATAAAAATAAAAAACAATCATCTGCTGCAATATTACCGATTGGTAAATTACATAAATCTTTAAATTTCATTACCTCGTAATGTTTATCTGCCATTCCCCAAAATTCTCCGTTGAGATTTTTAGTATTTCCATAATCCCAAGGTGGATCAGCATAAATAATATTATATTTTTTATTCATTTTACTAATAGAAGCCTTGCAAGTTTAAGCCGACACTTATTGCTCCTTTCGTATCTATATTCTCTTATTTACTGGGATTCCCATAGCCGAATGGCTTAGATATGATTAAAAATTTTCAAAAGAAAGATTGGTTTACTTCGAAACCACTACTTGCTCTTTTTTACAGGAGTATTATTAACTGACTTCTGAATATTCTTCATAAGCTGAATATTATCGTTAATCATAAGTGCTAATGCCTGATCCTCTGTAAATCCAACATTTATATATGCATCAAACATATTTTTCTTAGTTCTCGCTTGAATTGCAGGATATTCAGTATTCTCAGAATAATCCTTTGCAATAATCATAAGTTCCTTCAAAATATCATATACAGGCTCTTTGTACTTTGTAATGTATGTCTTTACTACCGCTCCTAAACTTTCTGGATTCTCTGCTAATAATCTTAAAATTGTTTCCATGTTTAATATTCTCCTTTAAATTTATTCAACATCTGTTCCTTCTACAAAACAATGTAAAATATCTACAATTTCTTTCGGTGTGTTCCTTAACAAATCAAAACACACATTAATCTCTGTATACATTCCCATTATGTTTTCACCTCCAATGTATTATTCTCCACTCACAATCTCATAAATAATATCATCGTGATATTTACCACTCTTATCTTTAATTGAATCTTTCAGAACATGTTTCATTCCATTATGTCTCTCGATAAAGTTATCGTAACCTCTACAAGCAGGATTTCCACCAACAGCTCTCCATTCAACTCTATGTAATGTTTTAATCAGTTCTTCTAATTTATCGAATACGTCCCTACCAACCAAGATATTTCCTCTGTCAAATGAGAACAATCCAAAGTTATATGCTTTAGATACATACCAATCAACGGAATATCCTAAATAGCCAATGAGTTTTTCGTTCTTATCAACTATTGCATATTGGAATTGACTCTCATTTGGACATTCTGCAATTTCAGGACTCCAATTGCACATACAACCAGTTTCATACATCATATCTGTTGTATAGTAATATTTCTGAAATTCTTTCTTGATCTGTTCTTTGTATAAAATTGCAGGTACTAACACTTAATCACCTCCAAACTCACAAGTGTCACATGTTGAAAAATATTTATCATGGTCTATGCAGCATTGTGGTCTGTTGTCATCTTTATTGATTTCAGCAACATCTTTAACAGTCCCTTTATCGAGAACTTCATTAAAGAAATCTATAACTTCTTCTTCGCCATTAAATGTGTATTTTTCATTCCAGTGTCTGATATGTTTTTCTAAGAACTTAATCAAATTTTTACTGAAAATATCTGTTGGATATTCATATGTAATTTCATATACCTTGCCGTTTAATGTCTGTTTTACATTCATCTGTGAAGTAACTATACCGAAATATTCAAACTCAATTTCTAATACTCCCATCTCTTCTGTCTTAAAACGAGTAGACAGATTATAATTCATCCAATCATAATCGTTCAATGTGAGGTATGTATTGGTTCTATCATCTTCAATTTCATTACTGAAAACCAAATCTTCACTTCTAATCTTTTTCAAATTCATTTATACTCATCCTTTCGTATATGTTATCCGACACCTGCAAATTCTCCATAATATTTCTGTCTCATTTCTTCTGCAAACTTTCCAGCTTCTTCAAGTTGCTCTTTAGGGAAAGTTCCTAAAACGACACATTTTTTATTTATTTGTATTTGCACTGTCCATTTTTGCATCTCTTTGTTCCAAGATACATTTCTATAACCAGAAGTATTATTTATGTTCTTTCCTTTTCTGTTCGTTAAGTTGTTTTTATTGGAAATTATTCTAAGTTTAGACTTTCTATTATCAAGAGTATTATGTTCGATATGATCTACATATTTTGTAGTATTCATTATGAATTGATGTAATGATACTATTTTATTTCTTGGTTGTCCGTTTTTACCACCTAAATAAACGGTTGCAAATACATAATAGCTTTTAGTATTTTTTAAATATCTTGAATACCATGTATATGGAAAATTAATTACTCTTTCCAAATCTTCTAAATCTATAATTGTCCAAAGACTTTCTTTGCCATTTCTTCTTTGTAATTCGATTTTTGCTATTTGGTGTTCTTCATCTACTATATAATTATTTCCTTTCTTTTTACCGCCTGCTATAATTATCACCTCTTTTCATAAAAATCAGATGAGTTGTTGCTTTCCTGTGAAGTTACACTAAGTTATAGTGAATGCGATTACCATAATTCAATGTAATCTCAGCATAAGTATAATGCAGATTTTTATACATATCTCTCAGCTTTTCATCAATATAATCCTCATCATAATCAACCTTAATTTTGTCATTTGGTAAAACAAATGAATTGGTCTTATTATTAAATACTGCGCTGTTACCCTTGAAGTTGATGTAAATACCATTATCTGCTGAATCTTCAACCCAGATATTGTTATTTTCTCCACTGAATAAATCAATTCTTACATCATTTGAACTGAATACAACACCTTCATCTGTAAACAATGTAAGTTTGTATGTATTCTGTCCTTCGGACTTAACAATATTCAGATCCTTAATAGCATCCTCAAATGTTTCGCCCTCATTTAATTCAAGTGCGATAGCTGATAAACAATCGTAATTAAGCTTAATCTTTCTTGAGAATGAAGCTACTTTATTGATTTCAGAATGGTATTTCTCATTAAGCTTATCTCTCAAATAATCCTTTACTTCATCTGCCGTTGGATACTCAAATCTGAAGTGGAAATGAAATCTTCCTGGTCTATTAATAAGATACTCGTTCAAATTCCTATAATTATTGCATGTAACGACAAATAACTTCTTACCTGAACTTGTACCATCAAATAAGGAAAGCATTTTTGACTGTGGATCGTTGTCTTTACTTCTAGCGAAAGTTTTATCAAATTCATCAAATAACACGAGCACTTCATTCTTAATATCATTTAAGAAATCATCAATACCAGGAATAAAATCATCGACTAAGATAACAGGAATACCATTCTGAATTGCTTTCTGTGCCAATAATCTTGCAAACAATGACTTTCCAATCCCTTTATCCCCACTGAGAATTACACCTAAATTTTTGCGTGACTTCTCAAATCTGTTCAATACCTTATTCGCTTTTTCTTCGTGAACTCCGTAGATTTTATCCTCTTTAATCTCTAATTCATTCTGCTTCTCTAAGAAGAAACCTGTGAACTGACCAAATCCGACTTTGTATGTCTGGGCTGGTAGATTGTCTAATACGACTAAATCTTCACCATACACCTTATACGTAGTTCCTGTTTCAATAATTTTCATAATTTTATTCCTTTCTGTGTTTTCTTTATCTGTTAATATATTCTCTCCTTGCGTCCAAAAGAAACCTGAATTTACTGTTATTACATATCATTCAATTCTTTATTAATATCATTTTCAACTTCTCTTCTATACTTCTTTTTAAATAATCTACGATTCTTCTTTTTCATCTTTCTCCAACCATTGTGATTATTTGCCCAACAAGCACAATCATGAGAGAACCAAGATTGATGATTTTCAGAAAATTGTCGTCTTTTAATCTCTGATCTCATAAAGCTCCTCTACTTACCATTCCCAAGTCCAACTTTATAGTCGTCCTTTACATCAATGGTTACTTCTCTCTGAAATTTTCCTTCCTTATCATAAAGTGATAAATAATATCTGTTACCACGCTGCTCTAAGTCAAGATTCTCATTCTCGAATAATAATATTCGTCTCTGTTTCTGTATTGGATTATCCTCTATTATTATTGAGCCGACTTGAATTGGTGAAGTAATTTCTTCAAGAATACAACTAATATCATCGTCCAGCCGATCATCATCTTTTGTATGTTTATCAACTGCTCTAATAACATCTTTCTCAAACAATAATCTATTCTCCATTTTAATATTCTCCTTTCCACTCACACAATTCATAGAAATCGTTTATCTGGTCATCCAGCTTTCTAACCTTGTTTCTCAACTCACTCTCTTCTTTCTTACTGTCTGTTCTCTGACACCTCTTCCATAATTCATCACGCTGCTTAGTTAATTCTTCATATTTATCCGATACATCAATCTCTTCTACGACTGAAATCTCAATCTTCTCTCCGCAGTGAGGGCAAAATTGAATTGGATAATTATCTGTCTGCTCATACTCATCACCCCAAGAGTTAAATGTTTCGGTGTATGAATTACAAAATTGAGGAATTATATTATCATCTGAATCTCTTACTACTAATCCAAAAGTATCGTTGCATACCAAATCTTCACCTGTAAATACAATAGCCTTATCATTTTGAATTTCATCACAGCAATATGTAAATGGCTTATGCTTATAAGAATGAGTATCATTGAATTTTAATTTGATTAATTCTATCTTCATATATTTATTCTCCTAACTCTTTCAGTGCATTAACAAGTTCAGCGAGTCTTGGATTCTCAGGATGCTCCTTTGCCATCTTTTCATATAAAGCAATATTATTCATCTTTTCAATCTCAGACTTTAACTCCTTCTCAATAGAAGCTTTCTGCTTTGCAATTTCTTTCTGACGATTTTCCTCATCAATTCTTGCATTGTATGCATTCATATTAACAACTCCAACGACCTGTGCCGTTACGCACTTGCCATATGCTTCTACTGACTTTACTTCTTTTAAAATTCCAAGGACTCTATTATCTTTTCCTCTTGCATTTACAATCACATATAACGGATGGTTTGTATCGTACTTAACAATTTCATTCATATCTTCATCATATAAAGCAAATCCATAATCCTTCTTATTGTAATCATCTACCAAATTTACAATCGCCACTTTATTAAATCCTGTCATTTTATTATCCTCACTTCCATCTCTAATAATATCCAATTCACTTCTTTTAAACCAATATAATCCATTGGAGCTTGCTGCATTATACATTCCATCAATCTGAACCGCTATTGATCCACTTGTAGTCTTAATAACTTGTCCATATAGACCAACAATGTTTTCTTCTCTGTATTTTCTTTTATCAGTATATGTAACTTTTACTCGTTGATTTTGATATTCTTCATAATCGTATATCTTGCTCATCGCATCACCTCCTGCTAATATATTCTCCTAATCTTCAATATACTTTATTTCTTCCAAGATCGAACTTCCTATGACATACAGTTTCTTTGAAACTATTCTTCTCACTCTTTCAAGAAATTCTTTATGAAGTTCATTTTCTTGTTCATATACCGTCATCTTTTCATTTCCATTTCTATGACAACAAGCATACGTTCCTTCTTCATATTCAGCTCCATAATAATAAAAATACAGACTGTATTTATGATTATGTTTACTGAATAACCACGGATGAAGCGTTGCAACAGTTACATAGTTATTTCCGATTTTTATTCTAAAATCATAATGTGATTTATTCTGTACGATTTTCAAAAACTTCACCTCTTTTCATCCCGAAGGAAATCTATGTTTCTTGGTAAAAATACCACTATATATAGTGCCTATATTTTCTATAAACACTATATATAGTATTTCATTTACGCCTGATACACAAAACTTGGCATTGGCTGTAATTTAAACAGATTTTTCTCATGCATTGAATCAATCTTGGCATTCATTGGCTTTTTATTTTCCATTTACAATTACAAATTTATAATTACAGGGTGTGAATATGCACCCACTATCTCATCTGCTTTTACATTTGAGAATACTTTACGCATTATTTGAAATGCACCATTAACATCGGCATTTATATATTCTCCGTTGTTGCTTTTAAATAATCCTCTATAAACTCTTCTTGACTTGTTATAATTTTCTTTAACAGGTAACTCATTGTCTAAGAAAGAAGTTCCTGAAGTATAAGCTTCTTCTGTTTTAATCAAATCTATACCAGTTTCTTCACACTTATATCCAAGCTTTTCAAGAAAACTTTCGTATGGTATTTGAGTAAAAGTCTGATTTGTAATTTTACACATATTTGTTTTCTGTTTCCAACCATCATTCTTACCAATAACAAGTGTTCCAATATTATGTTTCACACAATAACTAACAATCCATTTGCTCGCACAATGCATGAAATACTCCATCTTGAAATATCTTTTATTTGTAAGGCTCTGCATCTGTTTAGTCCAATCAGATCCATTTACGGTTTTCGCAATACTTCTTAATTTAGAAACCTTTTTATTCCAATACTGATTATAAGATTTAATTCCTTTGCCATTTATAACAATAGAAGATTCTCCTATGTTATTTACCATTGTTACAAAGTTATTTACACCTAAATCAATCGAAGCAATTCTGTTTCTATCCAATTCACTTTTACATTGCTTTTCATCGTCATAAACAATTTCAATAATATAACAACCACCTTTTGGAACAATTCTCGTAGACAAATGATGACCTGTAACTTTTGTGAGAATTAAATTGTTATACTCTTTCATTCTCTTAAAAGCAAAATACAAATAACCATCTTTCACTTTAGTCTGCATATTAGTTAAAGTACAAACAAATCTACCGTCTTTCTTTTTATAAGCTGGTATCTTAGGTTTTCCCAAATACTTTTCTGGATGAATAGTATAATCTTTAACTGATACAAGAAATGATTTCCAAGACTTACACAATGCTTTTGTAACCATCTGTGCTGCATTTGATCCAAGTTCCATAAAAGCATCTGTATGTTTTAGTTCCTTATTTAAGTCACCATACTTCTTAACTTTCTTTGTCTCAAAGAATTCTTGGCGAATTGTATAATTGCATAAATTATACATATTCTTTGCCAGAAAACATAAGTTATCACAAGCTAAATACATTGGATGGTTTTTGTTTATTACATGTCTTTCCGCTTTATTTATATTGTTTCACCTCCTCTGTTATAGAGAGTCAATAACTGACTCTCTATTGTATTATTCTCTGTGTATATCCTTTTCTTGTGGGATTTCTTCAATAATGCAGATAGAACTACTACTTGTCATGCTTCCGCATTGAGTAGTAAGAGTTGGTGCAATATCTGTAATTTCACTGCAATTATATGGATTGAACATTTTTGGAATATATCCATGTTTCTTGTAAAATTCAGTATATTTTTTATTAACATAATTGCTTGAAGTTAATTCAAATTGTATATCCTTATTCATTATTCTCTCTTTCTATAAGATAGAGTCCAGTGCAACCGCCTATACATCCACCATTTGTCGTAATAGAACAGGCAATCCCTTCGCTGCTATAAGCTCTATATCCTTGTTTAAAGTTCCTAGATAGTTGTTTGCCGTTATCCAACCATAAGTTACCATCTATACCACCAACAAAAATCAATTCATTCGGTGTATTTTCTGAATTTTTCATCTAACACCAACTTTCTATTGTCATAAATGTTTCCCATACCATAACCATGAGTGCAAGCCATTAATGTGAAACAAATACCCTCTATTCCAATAACTCTACCGCCAATAAGACTATTCTCACTTACAGTTCCAACTCTTTGAACATCGTTTTCATAAGTTACATTTTGAATAGAGGGTAAATTAAAATTTACATTATCATATACAAGCAAAGTCCCACTTCCCATAGCTCCATTACTTCTTGTTGATATTGTAGGAGCAAAATCTTTCACTTCTGTTCCGTTATAAACATCGAAATATTTGGGAAGATAACCTTTTTCTTCATAAAATTTTTTATACTTGTCATTAACCCATTTACTTCTTGTTAATTCAAAATCATTTATATCAGTACATTTATTACCACAAGCAGAACTTAATCCGCTTGTGGCTGATGAAAATTTACCATCTTCTCATCTGTACAAATATATGTATTGTCATACTGAGCCTTATATAAATGCTCAATCAACAAAGAGATGCAAGTTGTTACTATACTGTTACCGCTTTGTTTATATCCCTGAGTATCAGACATTCCAACTGCTTTACAGTTCTCATAATCAACATCATCGAATCCCATAAGCCTATGGCACTCTTTTGGCGTAAGCTTTCTCACAACTCTCAAATTGTCTCTCTCTTCTTCGACCATTGGTTGCCGATTTCCTCCTTGACATGTTGTTATTGTTGGAGAAATATAATCTTTATCCCAAACATTTCCTGCAAATCCAGTTCCTTTATTTTCACCATAAATATTAAAAAGTCTATTTATATTATTTGAATTGGCAAGAATCTGTTTTGGTTGTTTATAATCAGTTGCCACTAAAGTACCCATTACTGAATCCTGCTGATAAACTAAATCTCTCTGACCGATAGTTCTGAATTCAGGTTTTGTAGTACCAACAATATTCTTTTCAAATTTTGGATCTGTTATCTGAAGTCTTTTCTGTACTTCATCAGATAAGAAATATTTCTCCAAAACACTGCTATCTGTTTCTAATAAATCCTTTAATCTGATTCCTGTATCAAAAGGCTGTGGAAATTCAAAAGACTTGGTATCAATATCCTTACGAATAGAGATACAGAAGATTCTATTTCGATTCTGTGGAATACCTGTATTCTTTGCATTGATTGTCTGATAATATGAGTTATATCCCAAATTATCAAGTCGAATCAGCCAATCCTTAAAACTGTCAATATACTTCTTTGATACAAGAGCATCTACATTCTCCATAAGCAAATACTTTGGTAATGTATTATTCTCTTTTGCTTTTACAAGAAGTCTCTCAACTTCATACAATAAACCTGAACGAGTTGATTTAATGTTGTGACTGCCACAATTAGGGCAAGTATAACGAGTATCTACATCTAATTCTGATGGATCATATTCACAACCACAATCATGACATGTCCACTTTAATCCTTCCTGTTTACCGGCGATTGACAAATCTGTGCATGGAGTCGAGTATGTAAGTAAATCACTATATGGCAGTGACTCAATCTGCATCATATCGCCAAGATTATGTGAAATATGGTCTGCTAACCAATATTTCTCAATACCTTTTGTCTTGTTCTTCTTTCGTGAAAGTTTTTCCCAATCATACGGAACATCTTTCTTAAAATCATATCCAAGTCTCTTATCTGTAAGCTGTCTTACCATTTCTTCTTTGCTTGGATAATCTTCATAGTTTTCAATCATCTCATTAGTCAAACCACAATGCATTGCAGCATAACTAACTACTACTTCTTTGTCTAAATCTGCTGTTGCAATCATATTTGCATTAAATAGATGAGTATTATCAATTCCCTTCATCTGCGCACCAATACCACTACAAAGCTCAATTACACTTAACTCACAATAATTATTTTTTTCCTATGGTTTTAGCAGACGTGTTAATTCCATAGAATTTTACAACAAAATAAGTAAGAAGAAAGGATTTAACAGTAACTCCTAGGTAAAAATGATTGCGCAATCTCTGTAGATTAAAGGATTTTGACAGAGAATAAAGAAAAAAATATTTTTTGTTACTTTTATTTGGAAAATTTGGCTGATCAGCCCTTGAATAGAATTACTTCTATATTAGATTATTCTCTACTTTACAAATGGATTATCCATAATATTATCATTAATCATATTTTTAAATCCAAAAGGTGAATCAATCACCCTATTTGAATATTTAAATCGTTGTAAAAATCTGATTACATTACGAGCATCATCAAATGACAATGGCATAAATGATACGTACTCTGGATGACCTTTAATACATACAACCGCCCAAGAATGGTCACTATGTAAATGAATATCAGTTCCGACATCCATCATTGAATTCATTAATTGATGACAGTCATTGACTAATCTATATGCGTCTGAATATTGATTTCGTGCCATTTGCATCTGTATGGTAGATTTTTGTAAGTCCTTTAATTCAGTCTCAAATAACCAAGTTCTTAATTTATTTCGTATTTGATCTTTTAATTTCACTCTCTCACCTCGCTTAGAATCCATCTATTATGCTTTCTTTAAGACTTGCACGATTATATTCTTCCAAATATAAATCAACATTATGTTCTTTATTGAACTTTTCACAAGCTTCTTGAGCTTCCTCTTTTGTTCCAAAATATGTATTACTACCATCACCGCATTTTTGGATTTGCAAACCATAACTATCTGAACCAGTGGAATAATATTCATAAGCGTTTTTCTTATTTTGAAGACTAATGATGCCGCCAATTCTTATATCATAATCGTCAATAATCTTTTCAACTATCTCCTTATACATGTACTCGCCTTTACAAGCAGGACATATAAATTCTTTACCTTTTATCAATACACGTCCTGTACTTTCACAATATTCACACTTTTTATGAAATTTAAATCTGTGTTCCTTGTCCTTAATATGATATATTTTTTGACCAAGTTTAAATGTGCCAACTGGATATCCAAATTTATCTATGTTGCTTAAAAACATTCATCTCACCTCACTCTACAATATCCTAATAATCTGTTCATACAAACAAATATCTTTGTCGTTGATTGCCTTATTTACATGCATATGTCCAAACAAATGCTTTTTATATTCAGTTGCAGCTTTCACTTCTTCCAAATAATTAGTCAACACATCTGGTTCATACAACCCTTTACCGCCCATAAGATATAACTCTGATGTAGAAGGACTATGTGTGATAATATAATCAACTATATTATTGTTTTCATTCAACATATCTAGTCCATGCTGCATTTCTTCATCTGTCGGCAATTCTTCTTTCCACCAAGATAAGCCATTAATACGATACATATACTTGCCTTGCTTATCAAGCTTCTTGGCTTTCTCTCTCCAATCTTCGTCATTGTAATCAAGAATGCCATCCTGAATATCATGACTTGATGCACCACCAAATGCAAAGAATTTCTTATCTTTAATGGTAAACACTTCACCACGCATTAAATGTAATACATTAGATCTAACTTCATGAACCTTACCGCCACACCATTCTTTTATATGATAAGTTGCAAGTCTTTTATGATTCTCATGATTTCCATCAATAAATACTGTTGTGAATGGTTTCTGATTTAACCAATCCAACCAATATTTTTCCTGTTTACTTTCGCCATCTCTGTTCCATACAAGACCGAAATCTCCTAAAATAATTACAGTATTTTCATCTCTATTACCAGAGAAATCTTTCTGTTCATAGAAACTATCTTTACTTAATCGTGTAGGATTTCCATGTGTATCGCCTGTTACAAATACTGCCATATTTTATACCTCACTCTATTGGAATCATCTTTACCACATTATCACCCATATGTTCAACCGCATGATAATCCATAATTGGCTTTAAAAAATCACATCTATTAGGTTCACATCCTCTTCCTTGGTATAAATTACATGCATAATTACCACGCAACTGATTTGTACATTCAGAAAAGATACATTCTTTTGGTTCATCTGGCATTTTATCTACAATAATTTTCATATTCTAACCTCACTCATTCGTTATCATATCCAAAAACAACAGCCTATCTTTCTTCAATGTGACATCATAATCTTTCCACTTCTCTATAAGTTCTCTTGTGTCGAAACCATGCGGAACAATGATTGCATATCCGTGTGGAGTCTTATGGCATTTCATATCAATGAGCTTAATTCCCGAAAAATGGTTAATGTCGGAAAGAAAATTAGCTGCCATTTCTCTATCATCCACATCAAAATCAAACAGCCATTTACTCTCATCACGATTTTGTACCTGTTGTGCAACGGATGCCAATGTGCGATTAAGCTGTGTCATACTTGGTTTATCTCTCAACAGACGGATAATAAATTCTTCTCTGATTTTTTCTTCATTCCTAGAATTGACCGACCTATATAATCTTGTCTGTTCACCAGGAACTCCTTTAGCTGCAAAACTCTTAAAAGCATCAATCACCTTATCTTCATTTTCTCTATATGCAAGGATTGTTTCGGATCGTTCCTTAAAAATTGGAATATCCTTATTATCCTTGTTACGAGAACGCATTAAATATACATATAGGTTTGACATTATATTCTTCTCCTATTACTTGTTTAAAGCAATTAGAATGTTACTTGAATATAAAGCATAGAATACTAAATATCCACCACCTGCCAAGAACAGTAATTTGAACACAAGGTTGATAATATTCTTTTTCGTCCATGCTATACCAACAATAAGGTTAAAAATTCCAATAATCAATAAAATAATGTTTAAAATATTCATGTATTACCTCAAAAATCCCATATAAAATGTGCGTTCTTTCTATTGTTTTAATTATGTATAATAATAGGGCTGATTGGCTATAGAACCAACCAACCCATAAACATTTCATAATTATTTCTGTGTTTTGTCAGCAATCTTTGCACCTGCAAAACCAGCAAGTACAGAACTAAGATCAATGCCAGTAGATTCTTTCATTCCATCTGTTACCTGGTTAAGAGTATTCATAATATCTTTCATCAGTTTAGATGAATTTCCATCACCGTACATTGTAATCTTATCAACCTTCGCAAGCGGTTCTGCAATATTCTTCGCAATCTCAGGCATCGCTTTGAAGTACATCTCTAATACCGCAGCTTCGCCCATCTGTTTCATGGCTTCTGCTTTCTTTTCAATACCTTCTGCTTCTGCTAATGCTTTTGCTTTAATCGCATCCGCTTCTGCCCGTCCTTTGCTGCGAATACCTTCTGCCTCCTGTTCCATTGTATATCTGTTGGCATCTGCTGTTGCTTTTTCAGCTTCTGCTTTCTTTTCCTGCTCAAACTTTTCTGCTTCAGCATTCTTCTGCCTCTCGAAAAGTTTTGCTTCTGACTGTCTCTGAGTTTCGTATAACTTAGCATCTGCTTCCTGCTGTTTTGCGTATTTATCTGCCTCTGCCTGTTTCTTTACTGTTGCCTCAAGAGTTCTCTCTGTAAGTTCTACTTCTTTCTCTTTTAAAGTAATAGCCTTTTCCTGACGGGCAAGATTTGCATCAGCAGTTGCAATCTCAACTGTCTTTCTCTCTGTTTCCTGCTGAATATTATATGCTGCATCTGCACTTGCTTTCTTTGTATCAGCATCTTTCTGTAATTCTGCCTTTTTAATTGCAAGTTCATTCTCTTTCTGTGCAATAAGAGTATCTGCTTCAATCTGAGCTTCCTGTGATTCTCTATTAGCATTAGCCTGGACGATTGCTTTCTTCTTCTGAGCTTCAGCCTGTGCATTTGCAATTTCTAATTCAGAACTTACTTCCGCATCGTTTGCTTCCTTCTTTGCGATAGCTCTTGCTTTTGCAATCTCTTTTTCACTTTCGGCTCTTGAGATAGCTGCATTTTTCTGAATCTTAACAATATTATCTACGCCAAGGTTCTCAATAACACCATTTTCATCAACAAAGTTCTGTACATTGAAACTTACAATGTCAAGTCCCATAGCTGCAAGATCTGGTTCTGCATTCTCTTTTACAAGTTCGGCAAATTTCTGTCTATCTGAAACCATTTCCTCTAAATTCATCTTGCCAACAATTTCTCTCATATTTCCTTCGAGAACTTCTCTTGCCACCCTTCCAATATAATCAACTGGCTTATTTAAGAAGTTTTGAGCTGCAAGCTGTAATCTTGTATTGTCTGAACTTACCTTTATGTTGACCGCAGCATCTACATTAATATTAATATAATCTGCTGTTGGAACTGCACTACTTGTCTTTACATCAATTGGAATCAACTGCAAATTCAGCTCATCTTTCTTTTCTAAAAACGGAATCTTGATTCCAGCTTTACCAATTAACACCTTTGGTTCTTTCCTAAGTCCAGAAATTATGTATGCTCTATCAGGTGAAGCCTTTACATAACCTGCTACTAACAAACCAACTACAACTAATACAATTGCTACAATCGGAATTACCATTCCTAAGTTGCTTAAAATACTACTCATCTTTTTGTCTCCTTTTCTTTTATATTAAGGTCGGTCATTTATCAACCGACCTAATTATCTTATTCTCCTAATTCTGCAAGTGCCTTATCCAGATCCTCATCAGACATATTTTCAAGTGCTGCATCCTGTCTCTTAGCCTTGATTTCAAGCAACCTCTGTCTCATCTCAGCATTCTTCTTAGCGTCTTCTCTCTTCTTCTTCTCATCCAGTTTCACGCCAACAATATACTTGACAATTTCAATCTTATTAGAAACCTCCTCATCTTCCTTTGACTTAGTATTCAGAAGACTTTCTTCCTCAGACTTCTTTGCTTCTGCATTGAGTGTTTTAAACACTGAGTCCAGATTTGTGAGAGACAAATCCCACAAATCAATTACGTTAATCATTCCTCTAAATGGGAACTGATAGTTATTACGAGTTGCATCAATAAATAATTTTTCTTTCATTTTTTTATTCTCCTTTATTTTTAATCTTAAAACGCCAACCTTTATGTGTATTTAATGATCCATTTAAACATTTCCAAATTGATGAACCTTCTAAATTATTTTCTTTTGCAAATTGAGTCTGATTTTTAAATTCTATCCTTAAACCATCTGGTGAGTATGCAACATATGTTAAACCCGTCAGCCGATTTTTTCGTGTTCTATCATTCATTTCTTTTACATTATCAATCAGTGGTAAAAACATACAAGTTTCCTTGCTATATATTGTATTTCCATGAACGATACTATCTTTATCAAGTTGCCAATTTTCTTCATTTTTCCAATGTTGATAATTTGTTAAAGATGTAATATCTTCGCAGAATGTTTGAAAATTATGCCACGATGAATCTACGGTGCATTTCTCATATGTTTTAAAATTATACCTGTATTTCGAATTGCAGTAACATCTATATAGCATTCCAGACCATAACGTATACTCCTTTGTATTTTCTCCATTTTGTGTCGCTTTCCATTTTCCAATACCAAGATAACCAACACCACATACAGTAGGAGTATTAGGGTTGTGTGTTCCACCACTTTTAATAACGTTTCTATTTGATATCACAATTGTACCGTCATTAAATCTACACAAATAGTACGGATATGATGGAACACCCTTTTTATCATAAATTGGCTTATTTAAATTACCTATAATTTCAAACTCACCAGATTTTTTAGAAACCCATTTTGAACCATTAAAAAATTTTTTTGACATATTTTTCTTTAATTCAAAATCTTCTAACAATAGTAATCTCCTTTTTCTAATTAAAACTTAATCTTCATTATACGCTCTGTTGCGCCCTTAACCTTAACAACTAAATCTGCTCTCTTTGTCATAGAGAATCCAATTCCTGAAAGCTGATCATCAGTATCTTCTACATGACACTTAGCACCTAAAGCCTCAAATACTCTCTTATGCTTCATTAAATCATTGTCAAGAAACTCAAGATAGAATCCATTAGGCTCTTCACTATTTACACAATCCTTCAGGAAGAAGAATAAATGTCTATGACCAATTCCATCCTGTTCATCAAAATAGTTTGGACTGTAACTAATTACTGATACAGGAGCAAACTGATTTGTATTTACACCCCAAATCTCACGACTTGAAATAGATGAACTTCCAGACAGCTTTTCCTTAATTGAGAAGTTGCCATTCTCATCAAGTGTAACTTCTGCCACCTGAACATTCTCGCCAGTTCTCATAGGGTTACTATAATCAAATGAATAAATCTCTCCATTGAACTCAACTTCTGCTCTGAATCCATGCCTTACTGCACCTGAATACTGATGTACAAATAATCTATATGTTCCTGGTCTCATTCTTGATAAATCCTGCCATGTAATATTCTCTACTGCAACTTTTCCACATGGATTAATAACATCAACATCTAACTGACCGCCCATAGAAGTAATTCTTGGTGCTTTGTAACTACCATAATAGATTTCTGTTCCATTTGGCTCAACACAATGTGCATCAAGGTCATAATTGTCATGTCCATCTTCGTTCCACTGAATTGAAAATCTGAGTACACCATCGACATTACCGCCAGCAGCTTTTACATTCTGCTTCATATCAGAGTCAGTAATGTTTCCTGAATAAGCCCAAGATAATCCATTATTCCATTTGAACATTGTCTTAGCGTCTGGATTAACAGGTGCAATCATAGAAACAAAGTTCTTCTCATGTTTATTTTCTACAAAAGCTTCAATCTCTTTTGCAGTTGGAAGTACCTTATCAATAAAATCCTGTGCTGAAATCTCTTCGACCTTAGAAAACTTCTTAGGGCTTACAACAACATCCTTTTCCATCTGTCCAAAAATATCATTTGCACCATTCATTCTTCTTGCAGCACTCTTATTAGAGAACAATACATTATTGACTGTAATATCATTCAAAGTAGCAAATCTTCGCTGCAATGAATCCATATATCCCAGTTCTGTAATTGTCTTCTTTGCGTCCTCAAGCATCTTCTTTGTGAAAATGGCCTTGGGTCTTTTATAGTTGCTCGGTGCTACAATCTGCTCATATTTTCTAACAGCAGTATCCAAATCCATATCTTCGCTCACATTTACAAGGAGTGTTCCAATAGAATGATTTCTAATTCTGCCAATTGCAATACCTGCTGTTACAGACTTCTCCCAAGCGTACAATTCCTTATCAGATTCAGATGTCAACTTATCATATTCTTTCTTGTACTTTTTAAACTCTGTGAGCACAGTCTTCCATTCTTCACCCTTATAAAGCGTATTGGAATTAATCAGTTCAAGAATCGTATCAAGCGCATCCATTGTGATTTCATCAAGAGAACGCTTAAATACATTTCTTGTATCTCTGAACTGTCCTTTAACTTCCTCATTAGAACGACTACTTCTATTTACGAATTTGCTTGGAAGCTCTAAGAAGAAATGATCCCACTGATGAGATTTTCCATTGATTTCCTCAAAGTTAAAATCTGTACCAATTTTAGGGAACTTAGTTGTATAAATATCTGTAACTGTATGAGCCTTTACAAAAGCGTCAAGTGCATCGCACACTGGCTGGTATGTTGTATCGCCAAGATTCAGTTCCCAAATTGTGTGAATCTGATTATCTTTGATGGTGACAGCAGAACCAATATTCTTAATAAACTGTCTACAACAACTACAATCATGTTCCCTACGCTCTCTGAAAATATTATTTGTACCAGCAGGGAAGCTATCAAGATATGTATTCCATAATTCATCCTTATCTACATTTACCTCAAATAAATGTGTTGCCTCTTTCTGCATTTCATTGAAGTGCTTCTGTAAAGCCTTCTTAAACATCATAAATCCATCCATATTTTGTACCTATTCTTTCTTATATTTATTTTTGTTAATTGTTTCTACCGTTATATTCTCCGTTTATATCAAACCAGTTGCCTTATCTTGATTCTCATTAGCCCATTTTATCCATCTTTCAGCATAAGGTTCAGTCTTATCATTTAACCCAAATACTTCTCTTACAATGATATATCCTTTGCCAATCGACTCTTCCATATCTTTTGTATTGTTATCTACATCGTCTGCGTCTAATGGATAAAACACTGCCTTTGTAAAATATCTTCTACCATATTTCTTTGTTATCGTGATTTTATTTATCTTATCCTTATATAACTTCCATACACCAGATGAATCTTTGTTAATCTGCCCTACACAATCTCCTATATTTAACACATTGTCTCCTTCCAAATTTCTAATGAAACGAAGTTTTACTTGGCTTTATCTTCCATTTTCATAATCTAAATCATCAGTAATAACATATGTTCCGTCTCTATTTTCTTTGATAATTTTGTATTGTTCGTTAAATTCCAATAAACTACATTCATTAGAAATTTTTACAGTGTATTTATAATAGCCTGTTGGCTTATCAAACAATCCTAAAAATAAAATCGTTATAATTATAATTCCATATATTATTCCAGATATTATTTCAAACTTAAATGCCAACTTCCAATTATTCGTTTTATTTCCAATACGGAATGTTATTGGTAAGATTATAAACATTGATAATACCAATAAGATAGCTGGTATAACTCTGAGTGTTGTCATTGCTTCTTGCGATATAATTTGTATACCATTCATAAATTATTTTCTCCTCACTTTCCTATGAAATCGAACATTACTGTGATATTTCTATTTTAATTTCTGTTCCTTCATAGTTACCTGTTATATGCTTTTTGGATACAGATATTCCCTCTTTATATTCATTAATGACATTCTCTAAAGATTTCATAATGTCATAAAAATCTTTAAGTAGCCAAGGATGCGTATAAGATATATGAATTCCATCACATAAAAATCTCCAAAGAAAATTTTTCGCTTCGCTTTTACAACGCCAATCTTCTTCATTTTTAAATTCCACAAAACCTATGTAATCGTAATGTTCAAAATCATCAACTACTACGTCCCTATTAGTACAGCCAAAATCTTCGGCATTCCTTAAACTGTAATCACCGTCTGTATATAATGTATAACTAATATTTATTTGCATCTTCTCACCTTCCTTCCAAAGAAAATCACACACTCCTATAATCTCCTGATTGTCTCACAAGCAATCAGTAGTTCAAGTTCTGTGTCGCAATAAATGCATCCATCAATTGCTCCATATTTATTAAGAATATCCCAATCGAAATACCCATTGCAATCACACATTGCAACAGAATAGTTCTTATTCGACTTAAATTCTTTTATGTGTTCTCCGTTTGGCTTATATGTATCAACACCATTATTTTCTACAATAGAAGCAACCCATCCATTCGGAAATACAATGCTTCTATCACTTGTATGACGACACTCTCCATAATCATTTACCACTTCTTTTAATCCATATTTTTCTGAATATTCTTTCAACATTTCCATCTGCAAACCTCCTAATTTTCCAAAGAAAGAGAATTTTATTTATTACTCATCTACAATAACTATTTCTTTGCCACAATAAGGACAATATTTTATCTTATCCATATCTTCGGGTATTCTCCAATATAGATTACCTGCATCGTGTTCTTTAGGGCAAATCGTTCTATAATCATATTTTATCCATTTACATGTTTGTATTTCCTCATATCTTCGGAGTACAATATTTTCTCCGTCAATAAATATTTCCATTGGCTCACCAGATGCGTCTGTTTTTCCAAACACTTGTCTTCTAATTTCCTTTGGAATTACTATTCGACCTAAATCATCGACTCTCCGAATTATTCCTGTTATCTTCATCTTTTTCACCTTTGTAGAATATATCTTTTGTTATATTTAGTCATCAACATTCTTCAATTTTTGGAACAAGTCTATTCCCATATCACACAATTCATCCCATGTTTTGTTAACCGTCTTATTGTAACTTGTGTTTCTTACATTAAATTCTGTTACAACAGCAAATAATTCATTTATAATTTTCTGCGATTTTGATTCATCGTCTTCTGTATCTCCTTCTTGTTCGTTATCTAAAACTGGAATATTAGGTGAATTATTCTCAGTATCTAACTTACTATATAATGCACTTTCGAGATCAACTACACCTTTAACATGTCCTGCAATTTCTTCATTGCTTGAATTGTCATCAAAACCAGATAATTTCTGCCTGATCTGACGAAATGATTCCTGTTCTAAATCTTTTACTATCATAAAACCTCCTCTTTTAATAATGGAATAATCCAACTCAGAACGAGAAGAATGTCAATTTGGTTGTTGATTTAACCTTAAGAAAAGATTACAATATATGTATATCGACTTTTGGATTATTCCTTTAGTTTGATATGAGAGATGGACAACAGGAACTTCACGACACATCGTTGTCCATCTTTTTTATGTAAAAGCTATTGCTTATTACCAAATTGATTACGCATTTGCTACGAAATTATCAAAACTGCGTTTCATATATGTATAATTAACTTTCTGCGATGGACTAAATTCGGATTTATTGCGATAATTTTCAATCCATCTTTCAAAATCTTGATCCTTGTCATTCTGACAAGCATAAGCCATGAGTGCTACTAATGCCATTCCACACTCTTTATAAACGGGATCATCAATCTTCACACAATCTTCTACCATGTCTGTGTAAAGGTTTATATCTTCGTCCGTCACATTTGGATTCGTATTTTCTTGAACAAAGGAAAGAACACTTTCTTCCGTATTTTCTTCAGCACTTTCTTCCGTATTGTTATTCTCCAATTCTGTGTCATTTACTTCTCTTGTATCAATATGTAAAAATTCATTCATCAAAGCTGTATATGTATTAATTTTAGCAACTACAAGTTTTTTATCCGTAGTACCAGACTCCTTATTTAATGAATCGTAACTAACGCCATTAACATCCGTACTATGCAATTTTCCTGACAACTCATGAATAAAATCAGCAAATTTACTATCTTGTAAACCACTTTTCACAAATCTACTAAATACCGTCAGCCATACAGGAATATCTTTTTTAACAAGAATATCTTTACAAGTATCTTTACAAGCTGCTTCGATTCTTTGAAAATATTCATGGACTGTATTGAATTCTTCAATGTTACTATTATCTTCGAGATAATCACATATTTCTTTTGCACCACGTTTGTAGTCATCAAAATGAAAAACATTCATAACAGATCGGCATACGCTCTGCATATATTCTCCATTTTTCCTAGCAGTGTCAGAATACTCAATACTATTTTTAAAAAATCCTTCATCAGCAATATTTTTAATTTTTCTTGCATATGTAGGAATCCAAGTCAATGCTCTCTGACTTGTATTCATTCCTCTTTGTACATTCAGCTTTCTTACCAATTTGCTTACCTTTTTCATATCACAATTTTGATATGTGGCAATTCTGAGCTGATAGTTGTCAAATCGTTTCTTCAGTTCTTTTGGAAAATCATCATATGTTTTATTTTTAATATCAAATGTTTTCTTTTCCCATACAAAATTCCCATCTTCATCTTTTAAAAATTTTCCATTTTCATCTACCTGCTTTTCTTGGTACTCAATTTCACTATCTTCAATAGCACCAGTAAATTTATGATTCCCATATCTAATCTGCATTAATGCGGTTGTTCTCTGAAGACCATCTACAATATATTTTTGTACAATATCCTCATTTAAAGGAACTTCAGCTAAAATTAAAGGTGGAAGATAGTCGCCAGTTAGAATCGTAACACCAATTCCATTAACGAATGGCTTGTCACTACAGAAATATCTCTGTACATCCTGATTGTCATTAACATCTCCATCTTTTACCTCACTGGTATAGTTAATCAATGGAATATTTTCTTCTCTTACCTTCTTTGCCATGACTATTTCCTCCTTATGTTTACATTAAAATTTTTACATTTTCATATGCTTGAATAGCTGCAAGATTATTAGAATATTGTTTGCTATCCATATGTAATAATTCTCTGATTTCTTTTGCTTTATATCCATTAGATAATAGCGAAACGATTTTGCGTTGTGTATATGATAACTTATCCAAATATCTTTGGATCTTAGTACCTTCAAACAAATACTCACAAGCAGTTTCATATGTATCAAACTTTGATGGAATGGTTTCTCCAAGTTCCAGTCCATCTTCTGTAACAAGATTACTTGTACTCTCAATTTTCTTAGCAGGAATACGTTTTTCACGATTACGATCACGAATCTCGGTTTTAAACTTTCGCTTAATGTTACTGGCTAAGAATGAATCAAAATCTATTTCTTTTTCTGAATCAAATCTTAATGCGGTGTCTGATAATACACTTAAAGCGATACTGTAAAAGTCGTCATAATCTTTGTCAGATATACCTCCAATCTTTATCAACATTGGGTAACACATCTTTTTTAACTGATACATTTCATTATCACAGTACCATTCCAATATTTGTTGTATTTCCATTATGTAATTACTTTCCCTTCTTGATTTCTCTATGTAATATCTCTCCAAAACTCAACTCGTTATCATTGATTTTTATATGCCGTGTCTCTGAACAACACTTCGGACAACGACAGAATTTCTCATGCTTGTTCTTTGAGAATGACATAACACCAACCATAGGTGTATAACACCTTTTACAAATCACCATATGTATATCCTTCCTTTACAAATCAAACAACTCGTTCATTACTCGTGGTTCATATGTACGCTTATCCATTTTCGACATGGATTCCAAAATCTCATTTGTAACTGTGTCAGAAATCTTTTTATCAAGAATAATGTTAAGAATTTGTATCTCATTTTTGATACTTCTTCTTTTTATTCTCCGTTCCTTTATCATCTTATATGCCTTCCATCCTTGTGCTGCATTAAGATTACAAAATTCTATATAATGATTGATATCAGATAATTCCCTGTCTACAAAGCTAAGTTCTTCACACAGCTCTTCTTTTCTATGTAATGCATCTGTTGCTAATCCATTAAGATCAGTTATTTTGTCAATCCATTTCTAGATATTTTCAGCAACCATAACTTTTTCGGTATTATTTTCCACTTCTGATTGTGTAATCTGCTTTACATTATCTGGTGGGGTATCAATTTTCTGGATATGAAATACTGATTTCAAGGCTTTGGGTAGCGAGTTATTATATAGATTATTGGCTGCTTTATTTGAAAATGTATCAGCCAATGCCTCGCAAGATGTTGGAACATATTTACCATTACGATTTCTCATAATCCAACGAGAACCGTCTGTAATTACATATTGTGCCAACGTAATCATCTCCTCTCTTTGTTTGATTTAGCAATGGATCATCAGAGACTTGAACTCTGAGCCTTTCGGTTATGAGCCGAATGCACTAACCAATTGTGCTAATGATCCAAGTAGCTGACACTATCGCAAGTTTATCAGGAAGTTCTATAGTATCAGCTTGTAATCCGTTAGTGGATTAAACTATGGTAGAACTATAGCAACTACACATTTTGCTCTTACAAGGAAATCACTTGCGTTCTGTAACATACCGGGTGGAATGTCACAAAGCAGGGCATATCAGATTCGAACTGATGTAATGCAGGAATCAAAATCCTGTGCCTTACCACTTGGCGAATGCCCTATAAAATTATTAAATTTTGATAAAATATTGGAAACAGGCTATGATTTTAGCCATACTGAACTTGACATAACTGGAAAATTATGCCAAAATATGTAATGACTTAATCTTGGTTGGTTGAGTTACAGTCTGAATGACATATGTGGTTGCAGCCACGTCATTCGGACTGTTTTTTATTTCCATTATTTCTCTTACAATAATAATCATAGTCCAAACATATGTTTGTGTCAAGTATAAAACAAACACTTGTTCGATTTCTTGTTCATGTTTTCATTCTAATATGTATGGTGTCCTAATTATAGGACACTAAAGTTATTCTTTATTAGAAAATCTAGGTAGCAACAACGTATCCATTATTCCATTTCTTTCTATATTAAATATATCTTGCCTTACGCTGTGCATATCAACTTGTGACATGAATTTATTCTCTGAATAAATCATTGTTTTTGCTGCATTCGCAATTTCCAAAATATCTACTTTATTTGCTATCCGCTCTCCTAATGGAATAATTGTCATTCCAAGTTGAGTTTGGATAATACTAAACTCTTTATCTTCTGGATATTTATCAAGTAATTCTGTCAATTCTTTCTTTGTAATACTCTTATATTCAGCCACAATTAACCCTCCTTCTAGGTATATTTGCAAAATATGCTTTAACGACAAGATCACATTCACCATCGTTTAAAGTGCCCATTTTGTATAATATCGAATTTTTGTCAATTACCCTTACTTGCTCTCCAAGCACCATTGAATCTTCCGTCAAGCCATTTTGTTCGTTCATATGTAGGACTTTATGACATGGCATATTTAATTTCTTGATTTCACTGGTCAAAGGAACAGCTATTGAGGTCGGAGAATATTTGTTCCCGATGTCGTTCTGAATGATTACGCCCGGTCTTACTCCTACTTGAACTGAATTAATTTTATCTTCTCCAAAGTCAATCATCATAACATACCCAAAGTTTACAGTCATTCCTTTTACCTCCTTTCTTCTTATGTAATGTCCTACGTTTTGTTTGCTTCTTGTTTACTTCTTATGCTTTGCATTATATACCCATGCATATCATATGTCAAGATATATTATTGAAAAATATGATATTTTTTGGTATTATATTTTTAAATAATTTATATGGAGGAATATAATATGAGAATAAACCTCAAACAAATTCTTGCAGATCAAAAGAAAACACAGTATTGGTTATCTAAAACTACTGGAATTTCTAGTAATAATATTGGTGACATTTGTAATGAAAAAACAAAAAGCATTCGTTTTGATACTATCGAGAAAATATGCCAGGCGTTAAATTGTACACCAAACGATATTTTTATCTGCGACACTAAGAAATAGTGTCGTATACATATTACACAAATTTAACAAGATCAAATGGTTGCACTTTCATAGCTTTGGCAACCAAATCAAGTACAGCTAAGTCAGGAACAGCACTTCCATTTTCCCACTTGCTAATCGTACTTGGAGCAACTTCGGCAGCTTTTGCCAGTCCTCTTACTGTTATTCTCTTTTCAGTTCTGATTTTATTTCCAATATATTCAACCATAATCACATCTCCATTAATTTTTCTTTCATTCCAACAGCTCCGTTTGCATAATTATTAACCGTTGTATTCACACTACTATGCCCAAGCTGCTGTTGTACAAATGCAAGATTCCCATTCTGATTCATTACACTAGCATAATAATGTCTCATCATATGTGGTGTAATTCCATTGCCATAATTTTCAAATATCTGTTTGATATTTCTTTCTGTTGTACGTGTACCGTTTTTATTTACAAAAACTGCTTCCGTATCTACAATATTATCTAAGGTACTTCTGTATTCTAACCATTCTCTTAATGCCTTCAGAGCAGATCCGCTAAGATATACAGTTCTGTTTTGCATTTCTCTGTACACACCTTTACCAAGAATAGTAATATATGGCATTTCTTCATCTAAATGTAAATCTGATAAATCCAAACCGGCAAGTTCAGATTCTCTTATTCCAGTTCCTCTTAAAACTCGAAAGATAGCAATATTCCTATTCCTCACACATTCATCTTTCTTCCACATTATTTTCTCTTCCATATCATTAAGCTGCTTTTCTGTTGGAAGTTTTTTAGTCAAGTTATTACCAGATGGGATTCCTTTATATTTAATCATTTTGTAAAAATCTTCTATGTTGCTATAAATTTCTCTTAATAAACATTCTCTGTATGAATAAATATCCTGTATGAAACTTTTAATGATATTTTTTCTTGTCTCCGTTGTGGTTGGCGACATTCCATTTGTTTCCTTGTATCTAAGGTATGAACTAATATTTTGTGGTCGCAAGTCACTAAAATCAGAAACTTCTATTTCAGAAATTGATTTCTTATTAATAATATTGCTTTCAATCAACCACTGTAAAAAATCTTTAATTGCCACTAGATAATTTAACGCTCCGTTCTTGCTTTCCAACTCATTCAAGTAATCTCTTAAAAACTGTGGTGCGTTTAACTCATCCAACTTCCTATTAAGCTTTTCAGCATTTTTGTTTTGTACTTCTATTTTGTAACACATAATCATCACTCCTTTGTGTAATCTTCTATCGCTTTTGCAATAGCTTTAGCTGCTCTTTTACTTTTTAATGATTTCTGAATAGATTCTGTATTCCAAAACACATCACTAAGCCCAGCTAACTCACCACCGCAATTCCAGTTCGGAATACTAAAGAATCCTCCATTTACATATTCTCCGAAAATCACGCTATAATAATTTCCATTATAATCAACACCTATATGGTGAATATTTTTAATTTGAGTATCACCATTATAACTAATTTTATAATTTTCCATACTATATTCCACCTTCCTACATATTATTCTCTACTTTATCCGTATAATAACGTGATCTAATTCGTTGAGCATAATCCAACATTTCCAGATAATCGTCACACCAACGAATTTCTACGTTTTTCGTGATTTCTCCATTACAGCCTTCATTAAAACATGTTAAGTCTTTGATATGTTTCTTCTTACGCTGATTTCCATTTCTCTGTATACCACTTCCTAACTGATTAATTTTCATACAGTGAAGACATAAAAATCTTGATGCTCTTTTTGGATTTCCCATATTCATTATTATCACCTCGTTTTCTGCATTAAAAAAGAAGCAGTTTATTCTGCTTCTACTTTCATTTATTCCAAATATTTATATTTTCCAGTTTCAACCAACTTATTTATAAGTGTTTCAAGAAAATTAACACAGGATTCATATGTATTTCCTTCGAAAATAACTTCGTTAATAGCTGTATTTTTTACATACCATTCTATCTTATTATCGGTGGAGATGACTGCCATTATCCAATAGCTGAATTGATGTTCCTCCTCTCCGTACATTCGGATTTTATCCCAAACAATCTCTTTTTCACATATCTTATTTTTCAACCAATTCAAATTAATCATTGCTGCTCCTCGGTTTCACCGCTAAATTCATGTTTACATTTCAATTTATCACCAATATTATATAACACATCTGCCTCCACTTGAAAGCAATTTTTCTTTAGGTTTAATATCCCAATTTTTTCATACTTTCTATATTAAATTTCCAATATGTTTCAACAATATTTCCATATCTCTTTATGGCAGCCTGTCTTAACTCATCATTTGTAAAAATTAACCCTGTGTTTTTTAAATCGCTAAATAATTTCTTGCTCATTTTAGGAACTGCTTTGTTGAATCCATATCCAATTTTTTGTGTTACAATTTGATAACAAGCTCCATTATCAAGTATCAAATCATTTTCACTTATGTCTAATATATTTCTTCCAACTTTCAACTTAACCATAATATCATATCCTTTCTTTTGAAACAATTCTTTTCATTAGATTAATGTATCTACATCAATATCTGTTTTGAAAATAACAAACGAGCTTGGTTTCATTAATTCATCTGTTTTCTTAACAGCTTCTTTCCAATCTAATCCATTATAATCACGCTTTGAAATTTCAATAAAATCAGTTTCGTAAATTTTCTTATGAGTCTTTTCTATGTCAACGAATCCGTTACTATTCAACTCAGGTCTTCGTATTTTCACAACATACGCATCATATTTTGTGTCGATTATAAGTACACTTGCCATTTCACAGATTCTTTTATCTGGTAATCTACTTATAAGTTTTGTTCTAATATCTCCAATATCCTCTTTGTATAAATGTGACTCATAAACACAATCTACAAAGCTTCCAAGCACCTTCATATTATTACCTCCAAATCCTCCATAAGAAATCGTCATTTACAGTGGAATTTTACCACTTCTATAATCTTCTATTTTAGTGGTTCTTTGCGTTCCATCAGCGTTAAACATCAATTCTTCAACTTCCTGCTTCATTATACTTATTTCCGACAAATCATACTGATCAACCATTCTCTCTAATTCATCAGATAATCCAGTCATTTGTGACAAATCCTCAATAGCTCTTTCCATATGTTCATAAGCTAAATCCAAATTATTCCACACGGTATCTAAGTTATTTTGCGTTTTATTAATTCGGCTCATTATATCACCTCTTCCAATATTCCCAATAAATCATTTATTTTAACAGTTATATTTTAGTTCGTATTTATCATTATTCGATAAGCCAGTAGATTCATCTAAAATATCTTCATTTACTTCATACATTCTTAATGCAAGTTCGGTTATCCTTAATTCTTTTAAAGTAAGACATTTTGCTGCATTGATTTTTTCGATAATCTCTTTTGAAAATTCGTACACTATATCACCCCAATCCTAATTTATCAGCACATTTTTTACAATAAAACCGATCCTCAATTCCATTATAGAATCCATTGTCATAACTACCTCTGACACATTTTATATTTCCAGAAAATGATTCTCTTTGCTCTGTCAGAATAAACTTTCCACATCTACAGCATGTAATATCCCATTGTTCCATTATTTATTGTACCTCTTTGTACTCAGTGTCTAAAAATGAAGCCAATGAATATATATCATCAACTCTTTTATCATTTTGATTGCAATATGCAACATATTCATCTTTTAATGCAAATAAATACCCAGATATTTCATCTATTGATAAATTCTGTTGCATATCTGTTTGTAATTTTTCATACTGTTTCATTTATATTACCTCTTCTAATCTTCCAAGCAAATCATTCATTCATCTTGCTATTAAACTTTTAATATCTTGCCAAAGCAAACATTCTGCATTTTTGTTCCATCTGACATAGTTGTTGTGGAAAGCTGTGCTATCTGTCCGTGATTACCAACCTCTTCATCAGGAAAAGATTTGTTAATCAAATCAATCAATTCTCTTTTCGTTAATGCCGTATGTACTACTGTTTCAATTACATTTCTATTTTCCATTTACTTCACCTCAATTCCCATAATCTCACAAAATTCTTTATCCTTAATTACTTCTACAATTTTGAAAAATCTATGTGCAATCTCATTAAACATATCAGCCTGACAAACTGCTTCTGCTGCTTTTGGATGTTCGCTTTCCACAAAAGTCTTATATTCTGTTACAAGATCAGAAAATAATTCCTTTTCTTCTTCCATTTTACAACTAACACGCTTATAACTTTCATAGCACTCCTTCAGTTTATCATTTGGAATGCCTATAAATAAATTTCTTCTCAACATAATATTCTCCATTTCTATACCAAAGGAAAGTTAAATTTACTTGGTATTTTTATATTATATAGCCTGTAAACCCACCGCAAGTAATATCTGTTAATTCTGGATTTATTTGTGCAAAGCTAATATTATCATCTATGCAAATATATAAATAATTTTCATCTACTGAAATGTGTTGTACTTCATATTTTCCATAGGGAATTAACGGGAATTTAATATCGTCAACTTTTCCATATGCTAACTGAACAATTTCGTCTTTTTCTGTTGTTCCTTGAATATAAAATCTTGTATTTCCACCTGTTATTGTTAAAATATCTTTTACCGTCATAATAATACCTCCTAAAACTTAGATTTCTTAGTATTAAAACTGCGACCGAATTGTTATCTTTAATACACCATCTGCAATATCCCAGCTCTTAACTGTGAAATATCCATAGGAAGAAATTGCTTCCTGTACATGATTATATCTATGTGTGCTAAAATCATAACTATCGTAAATTTTAATATGATTATCTCCATTAAAATTTTCAAGAAAATCTTTAATTTTCATACACTATTATTCTCCTTTTCATTCCACAAGAAAACTTGGTTTACTTGGCTTTTTACACTCCAAATAATTCCTTATTTACTCTCGGTTCATATTTCCTGTGTTCCATTCCTACAATGCTCTTTTCGAGATTTTCCATATTTGCACTTCTTATAGAAGTTCCCAATGACAAGTTAATCTTTTCAAGTTCGTCTTTATATGATCTTCTCTGAATTCGTGCATCATGTAACATTTTATATAGTTTATATCCCTGAGAAGCATTTAATGTATAAAACTCAGCAGCATGTTCAATATCAACAATTTCCAAGTCTATATTATGTAACATTTCCATTAGATACAATCTTCTATCTTCGATTTCCTTTGTGAATGTAGAAATCTCTTTGACCTTATCAAGAATATCATACCCTAATTCAATAGGCTTCGCAACTGGATTCAAAACCTTATTCTCTTGAGATACATACTTTACCTCTAAATGATATTTCTTTACTTGCTTATTAGTTTGGCAATATTTTTTACAAACATTGTTTGCCTTGTCAATTTTCTGCCACTTAAAAGCTTCTTCTTCGCTATGTACAATCGAAAATCCATTCTTTATGTCCTGTGCTAAATAATTATCATTATTGCATATAATATATGGCATATTCATCACTCCAATCTTTATAAAACTACTTTCTTTGAACTGGAAAGTATAAGACAGTTTCCATCACATATACAGCGTGGAAGTTATGTAATTATGCTTTAATCTTCGGTGTAGTCTGCTGAAACATCTCTGTTGGTGACTGGTCATATGCCTCACACATTGCACAGAACGTCTTGATAACATTCTCCCATTCACTTTCATCAACCCACTGAATAAATGGTTTTTCACCTCTCTGTTTTAAGCAGATTCCATATTTATACTGAAGGTTCTTATAAAGTTCATTCCACATATTCCCAAATGGGATACCTGTCACAGCAGCTAACTGTCTAACACCTGCATTCAATTTCTTTCTATCAGACCATGAAAGAATTTCACCTGCTAATGCTTTATTATCATTCTGTAACTTTTCAATATGCCTATTCTTAAATGCTACAAGATTTGCCGATGCTATAGCAACCGCATTTGCATCTCCACTTGCTACAGCCATTCCGACACTAAGCATTAACTTCTGTTCTTCTTCAATGTCTTCTGTTTTGATTTCCGTTGAAGTCTTTTCTTCTATATTAAGAAGCTGTGAACGGATTTCAGAACTAACCTCTGATCCAGTTAAAAGCATTCCAATTCTGAGAATTGCTCTTTTAGGAAATACTTTGATTCCTGCGTTTGATATTGTTAGTATCTTTCCACTATCAAATTGCATCGTAATACTTCCTCTTTGACTTGGACACTTTGTCCAATTCAAAAAATCTTTAGACTTTTTAACCATTACGCCATCATTGGAAAACTCTTCTTTGTTTCTTTGATAAATTTTTTGAATAGCATCTTCTGAAATAATAATATCTTTCTTACCCAATGCTTTCTCTTCATCTGTCCTAATTGATGAATAATATTCAGCAATTTGTTTTACCGTTGCCGTTTCATTATCTGGTAAAAGTAACAATGTTTTTACCTGTTCCAATACTTCATATCTTCCGACACACTTATCCCTAAGTTGTCTATTATCAAGTAATGGATTTGCTGTTTCGTTCTGCTCTTTTGTTAATCGCATATTATATCTTCCTTTCTTATATAAATTTGTTGATAATGTTCTAATGTTTTATTCTCCATTTTGCTCGCACATTATCGAGAGTATTCCAACTCCATTACGACAGCTTTTACAGATAGCCAATCTGTTATTTAATTTTCAAAGTACGCAATTTTTGTTTGGAAAATGTGACTTGAATAAGTCCAGAAAATACGATATAATATGTAACGACTAGGACTTAGGTTCAAGTGCTGATGGTGTAGGTTTTCGCTTTGGTCGGTGGAGAACCTACACTATTTTATTTTCCTGATTGATGAATTTTATAAGAAATTTCTTTCTCAATTTGAATTTGACCATTAATATAACCATTCATAAGGATTTCTACTACTTCATTCATTTTATATCCTTCCTGTTTACATTTGGCTTTAAATTCATTCTGCAATTCTTCATCAATAGGAGTAGCAAAAGTTTTTTTCATTTGCTTTACCTCCTTATGTTAGTTATATTATCATTTATTTGCTAGTTTGTCAATTAGCTTTTTGATATTTTTTTAAATAAAATAGCTGCTAGTACATTTCGTACCAACAGCCATCTCTTTATGTACTATATATTGTAGTTAGTGCATTATTCAATCACAATATATTGATTGAATTTTCCAATGAAACTATTATTTATTGCTCCTTCCATTCTACACAATATCATCCAACAACTCAATCACTTCGTCAAGTTTCTCACTTGCTTCTTCCATACTGTCAATTGCATCTTCAGAACACATTCCTCTATAACTGCTTTGTAGTCCTTCTGGCATGTTATCAAATGCATCCTGTTCTTCACTTAATATAGAAGATAACTCGCTTGAAACTTTCTTCAAATCGGTTTGAATCAAATCAATTTGAGTTTTGAGTTGCTTTATCTTTTCTCTTCTCTGTTTATTCATTACCTATCACCCCATAATGCATGGACTACATCATAATCACTTGGCATACATGTACATGTCAAAGCTCCAAAATTCAACTTATTAAATTCTTCTTTTGTAATTTCAATTCCCATATCGCCATCAACAGTAGTATTGTAATCAAGCTTTCCTTGACATTCTGGACGGAAATACCATACTCTATAGAACTCTTTACCAGTCTTACTATTTTTACCGCTAAACAAACAGGTAATTGTTCTGCCTGAACTAATTTCAGTTGTAACAGTTTTTCCGAAATATGGATTGTATTGACTATATACATTTTTCCCGTATTTTAGATTTTCCTGTTTATCATGTTCACTCATTTCGAATAACTGCTGTGTACCTCTTCCGTAAGAAGTGTCATACACTTTACTGCTATTCACACCAACTGTAGAATACAATTTAACTCCATTTTTATCAGTAGTTTCAACCCTCTTTACTCGCTCTCCATTGATATAATCATTACATAACCTGTCCATGTAATGAACATTTCCATCTTTATCAACTGTACGAGTAGTTTTCTTCATGTCATAATTGTCGTAAGTTGCCTTTGCAGCACTTCCTGCATAAATTCCTAAGAACGCTAATAGTCCTCCGAACATAATCATCAACCACCCTTCTTATTTTATATTACTATTTTCTCCACTTTTCCATTTCATCAACAGACTTCTTATTAAGGTTATCATACATATCTTGCCTCTTACGAGATTCTTCCTTTTGGTGCGCTTTCCAAGGAAGATAAATACATAAATATCCTGCAATTAAAAATCCGATTAACTGTGCCATAACAATTACCTCCGTTTTCCAACTATTGAATATCATTACTATAATTTTATCACATGACTTTAAATTTTGCACTATATATCCAAGTATTAAAATGATCCATATTTAGTAACTTTAATACATTCTCAAAACCTTTAATGATATCCGTTGCAAACAAAAATCCTTTACTGTATCCCTCGTAATTATTATTAGGAATAATTGTAAGATACTTTCCATTCTTATGTACTTCATGCCATCTTTTAGACATTTCCTTCTTAAATTCTTTGTAATTAAACATAGTAATTATCATTCCTCTCCATAAAAATAAGAGATTGAATATTCCAACCTCTTACATATTCTCCAAGTAAATTTCCGATTCATTGAATTATTTCCCTTTGTATTTTAATGGATATTTTGATAAATCCAAATATTCTGGGCAGTAAATACATGGTACATATTCTCTAAAATCATCATAATACCATGCTTTCCACAAAGTTGTACCTTTCTTTGCTAATTCCCTTGTTGCTTCCTGAAATGAATCTGCTAAATCCATATGATACACTTCCATATTTTCTCTTGTACGTTCCAAAATCTTTTTTGGTACTCGTTTTATAAAATCATTCTCATCAAATACTGTTTGGCTCATAATTATTTCCTCCATTTCTAAAACAAGAAATCATCCTTTCATTCGACTTAGATACTATTCCATATCCAAGTCAAACATTCTTCAAATGTACCCGTATATAAGTCTTTTGCTTCTTTTGTATCATCGCCACAATCATACACTTCATATCCGTTTAGTCCTTGTGTGATAAAATACTCATCATTAACAATCCAAATTTCCATTTCTAATACAATATTCATGTAGCCACCTTACTTTCCAATAAATATTTTTCTATTTATTTCACTCATCCAGAACACCTATCATAGATGGTATCTGACACACTTTTAGTTCGCCATCAAATAATTCTCTATGTTCTCTTGATTCAAAATATCTTTTTGCTTTATTATAAGCATCTTTTTTTGAATCTGCTTTTACTTCAATCATTCTATCGTGGAATATTGCTATATAATTTCCATCTTTAATTCTTACCATAATACATCTCTCCTTTATAACAAATCCTGAGCATTGTAAATTATCTTTCATTTGCTTTTATTATTTAAAGCATCTATAAGACCTTTCCCGTTCTCTATACTAGATAATTTTAATTCTACATCAGCTATCGTACTAGCAGAAACCATTTTAACAAACTCAAATGATACTTGCCCATTATTATTCTCTGCTACTACTTCAAGTCCATGAATTAATGCTTCTAATCCAGCTTTCATACCACCTAAGAAAGCTAACTGAATATTATTATCAATTTTTTCCATGTCTGCCTCCATTCTTCTAAAGAAACTCTTGTTTCATACTTTGCATTCTCTATATTCTTTTTCAGTTAATAGTCCTTCATCGCACATATCTTCAAGCGTTCTATATACAGCGTTTGCTCTCCAACTTGCATATGAAAAACCATCAAACTCTCCAATAAGTGCATCTCCGTTTTCTTCACTTTGTTTTCGTAATTTTTCTGCTAATGAAAAATTACGAAAGAAATATGCTTTATACATAGCTGCTTTAATTCTAAGATTCTCAACTTCGTATTCCTGAGAAACTAATTTCTCTTGAGCTTCTAATAACTGTAACCCCATATTCCCTAATGGGCTTCTTTCAATTCTGTTTCCAAAATAAATATAATTCATAAATCATCACTCCTTAATCTACCTGAATAATCAATCTGATCTGCTTTCCACCTATACAATCAATAACAATTCCGCTATCTATTGTGATATATTCTTCCGGATAACGACCAACTCTTTTAATTTCAGGTGCATTGCCAGTTTTCATTTTGTCATTGAAGAAATCAAACAATTCGTTCTCAACAGATTGTCTTGTGATTTCCATTACAACTTTGAATCCGTCATGACAAAATCCTGTCTCATCTGATAGCCAATCTGAGATCTCTTCAAGTGCGTATTCTCTATCTTTCTTGTACAGTTCTTCCAATTCATTTGGAATAATCATTTCCGTTGGAAGTTCATTGAATATATCCTTGTTTCCATCTGTGTCCCATTTAATATTTATTGCTTTTAACATAATCATCAACCGTCCTTTCTAATTTACTGAAATAACATATTTTTTACCCGTTGCGTTACACTTTGGACATGTTTCAATTCCATTTATATAATTTTCTGCTAACCATGCTGCGCCGCATTTTTTACATCTCATCTTCGTTGACCAACCACCATTCTTTTCACTATCAATAGTTCCATAATCAACAAAGCCTACGATTGCATCACAATCAATTACTCTAATTTCCATTGAATCAACTCCTTTGAAATTGCTATTTCTTACTAACAACATTCCATATTTCCATACCAAAACCATCGCACACCATCATAGCTTGCATATATATCATTATCTTTACTCTTAAAATATATTGGATAATCATTGTTTTTCATTTTCATCACTCCAATCTATACCAAATTCCATGTTTTAATAGGTGTACTTACTGAAATATCAAAGTGTTCATCATTCCGTAAATCTTCAACTTCTTTTCTAAGTATAATACATTCAAATTTATTCTCTTTAATTGCCTTGCGAATTACTCTCATTGCACCTACTTTTGACTTGTAATTTCTGTTAAAAGTAGCTCTCTTGTCTTTATCTACAAAACCAACTACTTTATAATAAATTCTATCGGTTGCCTTCCAGAAATTTTCTGCAATCGGAATGAGAACATAATGTTCACACATCCATTTGAAATCCTTTTCCGTTTTGCTGATATAAGGATTGCTACCATCAATAAATTCTATATGCTGATATTTCATACTCACACCTCTTTGTAATCTTCCAATAGCTCATTTAAGTTACCTTTTCTCCACCGATGAAGTTTTCCATCGCCAGTATAATTTCTAACAACTCCAACTTTATGACCTGCAATTTTCTGATCGTGCTGTATATACTGACGAACAGAATTATGATGATGTCCATCATTATGCACTTCGATGTATTTTCGTTTATTTCTCTTGTTTTGATATGTTCTTATTTTCATTTTAATATCCCTCCAATCGACACCATCTGTTCTCATCAATCTGTTTCCATGCCGTAGGATTTAAGCCATACAAATCCTTTTTTGAACAATTCATCATATCTTTTGTCCATCTGCTATTTGGTATTGAACATTTCTTCGTGGTCTAAATTACCTTTATTTTCACCAGACAGCTTATATAGTACACCATAAGCCTAACTCATTCATTACTTGGTAAATTCCCTTTTGCAATGAAGTACCTACATATTTATCTACATCATCTTCAGTAAAGTTATCATTTTCCTCAAAAATATCATTAATTTTTTGGCACAGATTACTCAACTCTGTTTTCTGTTCTTCTGTTAATTTGTTTAGTAATTCTTCCATTTAATCACTCTCCCTTCAACTCAGCATAACCACCATCGAAATTTTGTTTCCAACTTCTGTATATTCCATTTGTATCTCTAAACTCTAAGTAATATGCCTCTCTCCGATCCCAAGGCTCTTGCCATGCAATTTCTGCAATCTCACAAACAATTCCTTGAACATGAACAACATCACCAGGTTTTAAATCTCTCATACTAATCACTATCCTTTCAAATTAGGACACAAACCAAGACCACCATCAATTTCAGGCAATCTTCTATATGCATCTCTATGAATGCAATCTTCCTTCATACATCTTTGGCAACAGCATTTCTTGTATTCCTCGTAACTCATTTTATAATTAGTCTCTTTGAATCTCTCTTCTGTCATCATAATTACTGCACCTCCAATGCTTTCTGTACTTTCTCATTAAACTCACCATATAAAGATTTCCATTTCTCAATCATTTCTTTTGTAGGTTCACCAATAAGATTGTATCTTTCTTGCCTATATTCTTCGGGATCTTCACAACATTCTGTTACAAACACAGCAGTTCCAAATTTATCTGCGTCACATCCAAAACCACCAGTTGCAAGTACAATTTGATATTTTGCGTCTTTAAACTCTGGTTTGAAAAAATCTGGTTTAATTACTACTAATTTGCCTTCAATATTGTCACTTAATTGTTTACATTCACTTTTATCAATTATTGTTTTCATTATCGTTTACCTCCTTCGCCCAATCTGGTTCAATTCCTCTTGCTCTCCATTCTATTACAGAAACTTTGTAGCCTTCGTTTTCTGGAAATTTTTCTTTTAATAATTTGTAAACCCGTTTTGCTTCCCAATCGTATGTAAGCTGTCCTTGTTCTGTTGCGAATAAATATTTGCCATCTTTTGACACATTTATTCTTGTATAATCAACCATTTTACTTGCCTCACTTTCTAAATAAACAGTTCTTTCCTTTGGAATTACCAATTATAATCGCTAGGACTAATTCTTTTAATTTTCTTTTCGATTGCATTTATGTCTTCATGTAACTGTGAGATTCTATTACAAATTGAATTATGACCACATTCTCTATAGGCATCTTACAATTCTTCAACTCTCTGTAAAAATTCATTTCTTAGTTCCTTTAATATATCAATTACGACTTTATCTTCCATATTAAATTGCCTCCTGTAATTTCATTGCTAATATTTCTGTATTTGATACTTTATAATACTTGCTTTTTGCACCTTTTCTAAAAAATCCATAAGTTTTATAGTTATTAACTTCATCCACAACTTTGATTTTTCCTTCAATCCCACAATATGTTATAAATTTTCCTGTAAGCTTTTCACAGATTTCTTTCGCTTCTCTTTCTATTTTTTCTTTGTCTAAGACAGCATCATATTGTATACGACAACCTATGTTTTCATATTCCATAGACTTAACAAGAGGAATAATTTCATTTAACAAAGCCATATTCTTTTCTACACTTCTGTTCGTGTTAAAATCAAGTTTGAAACAGTCCATATAATCTTTTCCATTCCATCCTTTATTACTCCAAAAATATAAATCCCAATCACTTTTATAATGTTCCATCGTATCTGTTTCTTCTGAAACCTGGTGAATATCATATCTGTCTATAAACTGCTTCAGAATATCATTTAATGGTTTTGCAAAGCTTTTTGCGACTTTTTCACAATGTATACTCCATTCCTCTTTTGTCATCTTTTCTGCGATTTGCCGATTTTTCTCTTTTTGTTCTTCTGAATAATGTCTATCAAAATGAATAGAATGTATTGAAATCTTTCCGTAACCTTTTTCTATTAACAATTTTTCATTTGCATTTATATAATGATAATCATGTTCTATATACATATTACTCAACCTCCTATGCTACATTCTCAAATTCTTTTACTTTTCTTGCACCGACGTATCCTTTTAATGATTCATAAAATTCTCTTTCTTTATCAATAATCCTATAAATCCATTCACACTTGCACCATACTTCATGGAATAGCATTTCTTCCATTAACTCCTGTTTCTCTTCTTCTGGCTGTGAGAATTTACTAATAAATCCATCTGTATCTGAAATATAATAATTAGATCCTGAACATTTTGTTTTTCTGTCACACATATACTGAAACACTTTTCTCAATCGTGATTCTGTCATGTAAGAATAATGGTATTTATTATCCATACGATGCTTATTCATTCTCTCTATTGCATAATTCACAAATTTATCTATTGAACAATTTGATAATTTTAATTCCATATCAATCAACCTCACTTTCTATGCTATCTGCCTTACTATATCTTCAATGTTTCCATTCATTACAATCACAGCCTCTTTGTTATCAGGATGTTCATTCATAAAATCTCTCAATCCTTCAAACTGCTTATTGTCTGCATTTTCAATCATCTGCCTTACATCTTTATTGTGTAGCTTAATCAGATAAACCTTTTCATAATACTGTTTGAATAACAGATTTTTCTTTTCACAATACTGCTTGATCAAATCAATCTGTCTCTGTTCCTCTTCTCTGATTGCTTCAACCCTTGCTTTCTCATTGGCTTCTGTCTGTTCTTTTCGCTTACGATTTCCAATCAGATGATTAAATAATGAGTTTGTTTCACACAGATCCTTAATAACTGCATTATCAATGTCATATGCATCAGGATTATCTTTATCAATCCACCATAAGAAGTTATCAATCGTTCTGTTGAAATTCTCTTCAAAGATACATCTATTACCAAGATTTCTGCTGTAGATTTCCTCTCCGTTTCGCTCAATCCGTAATGATGTATATACATTTTCATCTGGTTTATTGTTGTAGATAGTCCATTCATATCTATCCTGTCTGCCATATACGGTTAATCCGTATGCACTGTACAACCGTTTCTCTTCATTCTTTAAATATAAAAGTCCCATTTTACTCTCCTTTCCAATAAATAAGACAGACACATTTGTTTGCGTCTGCCTTATTATTCTCTGTATTACTTGCCTGCGAATCTTGGAATAAATAATCCAAAATCTATTGCAGGAAATTCAGTTCTATTGATATTATTCATAATTCCATACAAATCATGAGTAAAATTGAATTCGTCTGCCTTCAACCAATCGTCTAATCTTAAATGGAATTTCTGATCCGCACTTTCAATATCCATTAACAGACTTATTCTCTCTCCACTGTAAAGATTTTCGTTTTCTGCTCTCTTTGCAATTTCTACATATTTCTGATATCTTTCTTTATCCATACAAACACGCTCCTTCTAAGTAAATTACAATTTCCTTTGACTATATATATTCAACGATATCCGTGTTCGTATTTCTAATTTTACCTTCTAATATATAATCAGATTTTTCTCTGCCACTCTTACAGTTTCTGTAATAATTCAGCAACATTACAAGTTCGCCATCAGGAATATTGTAACTATATTCAATACCTCCCTTACTGTCACAATGAATAACTTCTATACCTTGTGATTTATTCTCTAATACAATTTTACATCCATTGTTTACTTCAATTTCTCTCATACTAGACCTCCTTATACCATGCTGGCTTTACTTTAGTTTCTGGTAAACTTTCCAGCCACTCAATTATATCCTGTGGTACTTCTTCCATCTTCCAAGCAGTTCCGTATTTATAGCCGCACACTGGACATTCTCTACCAATAAAACCGAGTTTGTGATCTTTATATGAAATCCAACCTCTTGTCTTATATTCTGTATTTGAATGTCCTAAACAATCTTTCTCTTTTAATTCGTATGCATTTTTATATAAATTTCCATATTTTTCAAAGATATCTTCATCATTGTAAACATCAATAGAATATTCCATATTTGCATATACGGTTTCTTCTTTTGTCGGATAAAAAGGTTCTCCATTTTTTAAACACTCCACCGCTCTTTTCTTTGCGTTGTCTTTTTTCTGACACGCTTCTTTCGTCAAAGTCCATTTCTCAATTTTAACTTTATCCTGAGTGTGCTCTGCCCATCCAAGTTCTCTCATGTGTTCACAATAAGGACGTATATCATTCAAATGCCATCTATCCCAAATATCACATAATTTGTTAAGCATTTCCGTTGTCCACTCATCTGTTGGTGAACCATTTCTGATTTCATCAACACACTGACCAGAAGAGCCAAGACAATCTCTATTTGATAATGGCGCAACTACACCACTCATACTTAATTTTGAATCTTTATATTCAATTCTCACAAATGCATTTCTATCTACTTCGTTTCCTGTTCTTGTGTAAACCTTACATTTACATGGATTAATGATTTTATACATAATTACGCCTCCTTAATTTCTTTCAACATACTGTCGATACACAACATTAAATTTTCTTCCATATTTTCTTTAACCATTTCCAGATGTTCGTTTACCTGTTTTCTGATTTCTTTTTCTGTTACATTATGACCGTAATTTGCAATCACTTCGTCCATAATTTGCCTATATGTAAAACCTAAAAGTAAGTCCTCATTTTCATGTATTGGCAAATTGTAAGTAAACTCTTTTCCATTCCGTGAATCCGTTTCAGGATCATATAACCATCTGCTCATAATCATTTTCTCGCTTTCTTGTAATAAAATAGGCAGCTAGGTATTTATTCTCCTAACTGCCCTTGACTTATTTAACATATATTTCAAAATTGTTTATATTCTCATTCGGATAATTCTGTTCTATCCAATGTTTTGCATTTTCTTTCGCTTCTTCATAACTTGTGAAAAATCTTTGTGTGTGTCGTACTACGATTCTGCCTTTATCACAATTATGATAGATAATATACTCTAAGTAATTCATTCCGTCTCCTTTATAAATTTGTTGCGTTTCCATCTTCATCATATTCAATCGGTGCAATGTGAACTGCATAACCGATTTCTTTTTCTTTGTCATAAATCTCCATTGTGCCACATGTACAAAATTCAAATGAGAACCGCTTGTCATCCGATTCAAATAATTTAATCAAATGATTTGTGAATTCATTTAAGTTCCGTACGTCCTCTTTTGACTTTTCAATGCTTGTCATTTCTCTTCACTCCTTTTCATAAATCTCTAACTTATGTAACAAATCAAACATTGCTGCATATCTACCCTGATTCCGTACCTTGAGTTTCTCGTTGTTATTTTGCATTGCATCATCATAATCTCTGTTTACTTTTTTAAACTCTTCTGCAATAATCTCAAGAATTTCATCCTTTGTCTTGTTACATGTATATTTTGCCATTTCTCTTCACTACTTCTTAAGAAATCTTAGTTTCCTTCTGATACTTCATACATCACTGGTAATGCCGTGAGAGGATATTTCACAATATCATCCACATACGGAAAATAATTTCCAATACAGTTTTGCCTACTGTATTTATTCTTTGTCACTTTGACTGTCATATAAAAGTCATCAATATCAGTTACTAATACTGTTCGTTCAGTATTAGTAATTATCATAAATTCTTTATTCATATACTTATCTCTAAAATAATTGATATTCATATCTGTTGTCCTCCATTTCCCTAGTAAATGCGAATTTCTTAGTTGTGTAATTTTTCTTTTACATAATTAAACGGTCTACTTTTATATGCTGCTTTCCATTTCTGTATTTCCGCTTCAATTCTATCAATTTTATTTTGAATAATATAAGCTTCTCCCATTATAAGATAGCCATTATCCACTTTCTCGTAATAAATAATTCCTTTATCACATCCCTCCAATGGCTCAATTATCATTACGAAATTTCCATCAGGATTACTTTCACTTTTATAACATTTATCCCAATCAACTTCAGAAATAAACAGACCTGACTTATTTAATTTATTTACTTTTATCGTACCTTTCATTTTCCCTACCTTCCTTTCAAAAGAAACACGCATTTACTGTGCATTATAATGTTTAGAAATTCTGTTAAACGCATCTTCTGCTGTAAGCCATCCTACAACGTCATCACATTCACTTTCTTCATTTGTAAGTAGTCCCATAAGTTCTAACTTGTCATCGTTTCTTCCATAACTTCCATCATGCTCAATTACAGAACAAACAAACTCTCCTTCATTTCTATTTGGATATGCTAATGCAGCTCCATTTAAAAATCCATTTTCAAAAACATACGGAATGCCTGCTACATCAAGTAAATTCCGTAATTTATAAATTTCCTTATAACATTCTCTTACCATAATTTTCCTCACTTTCCTTATGAAATATCCATTTACTCTGCGTTTTCTTCTACAAATCCAACTTCATAAAACGAATCAATGACAGAATCAAAAGCATCTTCATGAATTTGCACCACATGACCACATTTACATTTATATCTCCAACCTGTGAATGAATATGAATCTTCGCATTCACAAGAATCTGTTTTCATAGATTCTACAAGTTCTATTTCTCTTTTACATTTTGGGCACTGACCAAAAAGATGAAAACTCAAAACTTTATTTTCGGTTGAAACTTCTTTTGTTTCATCCTGCAAATTTATTCCAATACTACCAATTCTTACCATTGTTCATTCTCCTTTTACCTTGAAATATCTGTTTACTCTGCTATTACATTCATCGAGATAATAAAATCCACATCTTCCTGCTCATTATCTTTTAGGAACAATAAAGTTTCCTGTTAATGTAACTTCGATTCCGTTTTCACACTTTCTAAGACTTCCCTTTTCAACCTCAAAATCATTATATTTAAGAGAAATACTATCTCTCCCATTGTATTCCGCTACAATTTTTCCATCCAACCATACATAAACGTTTTCATTTTCGCTTATATATGATAATAAATCACTTAATCGCATGAACTATACCTCTTCGCATTCTTTTACCTTTTTAAACTTTCTTCATCTACAATGCAATAACAACCAATCGAATTTCCAACTCTGTCATTATCAATTCCAAGCGATGTAACAATTTCGTTGAATGTACCTTCGCTATAATCTTCCCTGTAGATTTCAAGGTATTTCTGACCTTTGGTTACATAATTCTCTTCTGTTCTACTTCTGAAACAATCTAAAGCATTTTGCAAACAATCGGCTTTTCGCTTTACGTCATTCCAATAAGTAAAATATGTTCCACTTGACCACTGCTGATCTTCTGGTTGTGTTGGATCGTAGCCACTTACAACCGCATACTGTGTATCACTTTCGCTTTGCAGTAATGCATGGTCATCTTTTCGTAAAATCTCTATCCATTTCATATTTCTCACCTCTTATTCAATCACTTCTACTTCTTCGCTTGATCCTATGAGCATTAAATCTTTCATTGGACAATTTTTGTTTAAACAATCTGCCTCAAATATGAATCCATCATTTGATGTACAGATCCATTCTTCTTTCATATGCTTAAATTTTGTTCCCACTTTAATATTTCTTGTCTGCATAATCAATCACACCTCCACCAAGTTATTCTCTTTTATAAGTCTTCCACGAACCATCTTGTTTAAATCCTTATTCACTGCAATGATTTTATGAGAAGTTCGATTCATGTAAATAAAATGACTTCCCTTGCACCGTGTAAATCTATAACCATTCTGTAACAGAATCGGTTCGAATTCTCTTAACTGTTTTGTCTTTCTATATGTCATAATCCATCTATCCTTTCCTTATTATAATGTGTTTGCCCGTATAGTCTGATAGCGCATCTTATTTTCGCTTTTACCGATGTTTCATATTGATCACTCGCTTTCTAATTGTTTGTTCTCTGTTACATTGCTTTTACTTTTGCTGTTTTCTTTGCAGTTTTATTTTTATCTGTAAATGGACTTTCCATTTCATAACGGACAATTTCAGACAAATAATCAAAAATTTGTGCTTGTGTTTTATCCATTACATTCTCAACAAAATATTCAGTTCCTTTATAATGCTTAATTAAGGCTTTCTCCATTTCATCTGTTCTGCCTTCTGTGTATGCATATAATGCTTTTAAAGCACGAATAATTTTTGCGGTATATGCTTTTCCGTTGTAAGAATCTGCATATCCGTTCCAACCAAGCTTTCCAAGCAGAGCAAGCATTGAATCAAGAAGCTCTGGGTTTGTCTTTGACAACTTTACTCCATCAGAAATAGATGTAAGCGTTCCTACTGTGTTTTCATTATCATCATCTCCTTTTACTGCAACATTATTCTTGTGACAAATTTCCTGTAATTTCACATAATCTCCCTTACCACCTGCAATAGCAGCCTTATAAATATCCATAGGCTGCATTTTCACTCTATCCTGTGACTGATTGATAAACAAATCAATTGCTTCTTCGAGTGAACATTCCATGATTTCAACCACTACGGAATCCATTTTCGCCTTAAATGCGCCATATATTCTGTGCTGACCATCAATAACATACAATCTGCCTTTGTGGAACAGTACCTTCGGAACATCCCATTTGTATTTGTTATATGTATTACCGATTGCGTATGCTCTTGTAAGTTTTAATCTTCTCTGCCATTCAGGAATGTGGATATACATTGGATCTACTACAAGCTGAAGCTTATCTCCAACCATACTGTTTCGTTTTGCGTCCTTAATCATCCGTGAAATATAATCAGTTTCCATTTTGCCAGTAAATCCTTCTGCGTTCCGTGATTCCTGCATTTCCATTTCTGCTTCTTTTGCTGTTAAATAAACTCTCTTACACATAATCGTGCCCTCCTTATGATATTTTTTGTAATAAAATAGCGACCAGATTATTTCGCAGTCGCTTTAATTTCATTTGCCTTTACCATTGCATTGTTCATGTCAACGCAGATCCCATGACAAGTTCTACGTTCTCCGCATCGTTTGCACAATGCATTGAATAATTCGTTTTTAATTTCTCTTTCCATTTAGACCTCCTTATGAAGAAGCATATACTCATTATAATCGCTTTCGCTTGCAAAGAGCATATATCTGTCTTCTACGAGTCCCATATAACCATCCGGTACTTCATATCCTTTCATTTATTTTTTCGCCTCTCTTTCTGTTCTCCTTGCTAAATTATTTTCGCTATCTGGGCAGATTCCCATAGCTAATAATGCGTCTTTCGCTGTGCATCCTGTAATGATTGCATAAAATAATGCGTCCCATGATGCCTGATTATCCCGTAATGTTCTTGCCATGATTTTCACTCTCCATTCTATAATAATCCACATGCAGCTAATAATTTCTTTGCAAATGGATGCTTATTTGCTTCGAGTTTGCGTTTTAAGTCTCTGTTGTAACGCTCCTCAAAGTAATCACGCTCTGACTGTGCAATTTCTGCTTCTGGACGATTATCAATAACATCATAACCATCCTTAATGATAATTATCATTTGGTTTTCATCCTCCTTCTGTACTAAAAAAGCGATGCTAACGTCTGTGCTAACATCGCTTTACTCATATTGTGGGTTTTTATTCCGTGTGGTTTCCGTGTTTCTGTTCGGACTGAATAGATCCGTGATGGTTTGCTTGCCTTTGCTACTTCATAATTACAATAGGTTGCATGAATTTGTTTTGCTTTCTCTGACATTGTTTTTACTTCCTTTCTTATTATTTACCACTCTGCACCGCTGTATCTGACCTGTAAGATAATATCATCAGTTACCTTTTCTGTTCCATTACTATCCATGAGCATAGATACTACATCTCCATCTTCATAGTCTTCACAGCCACGAAATTTCCATTTGTTTCCGCTATAATCCTGTACAGTGACAACGTTTTTCTTTTTGTTTACCTTTGTTACTTTCGCTGTCAAAGGATATGTTTTGTTTTCATCTAAATCTTTAAGATGCGGAAGTTTCTCACAGATTTTTGAATATGAATATCCATCTGCCTTATTGAACTGCTTTGTTGTATCGCCAAGCTCAAAGCAGAGATATCCATATTTGTCATAGAAATAACCAGCAATGTCACAGATTGGAATTGCATTTGTGATACTGATCTGCTTTGGAGTTGAGGCATTGACTGTTTGCGTTGGTTGCATTGTGCCTACTGTGTAGGATGTAAGGATTGTTACTGTTGTAAGAATGAGTGATAATAATTTCTTTTTCATATTTGTTCTCCTTTTCTGATTGTTTTTGGGTATAAAAATAGCACCCGGAAATTGGGTGCTTTGTTTGGTGCAGTGTTTTGCAAATTATTCTTCATCAAAATTATAATTTGCGTCTATATCTGCAAACTGCTTGTCATAATACTTACGAGCTTCTGAACAACGGAGTTCATAATTACTTCCGTTTGCTGGATAACCTTCAGCTTCACATTGTTCAGCTATCTCCTTGCATTCATCTCTATACTGCTGTTCTAAGTCGCAGATTTTATCTATGTCTGCTTTTGAATATACTCCCGCTTCTGTCATGCTTTGACGTATTTCATCTATTGTCATGGCTGGTTGCCTCCTCACATGGTTTTTAGTTTCGCTTGAAGTTCAGCTATTTGAGCTTCTATAGCTTGTTTTTCAGCATTTGCCTTGTTATATTCTGCATCTGGTATCCATTCCATGATTTCGCTTGGTTGGACATGGAGATATTCGCAGATACGATTTAATGTATCTGTTTTAAATACTTCATTTTTACTTATTTTAGACACAACATTAGTGCTAATTCCGGTATCTTTACATAGTTGTGTTTTTGTTATTTTGCGTTCGCTTAAAAGTGTATCAAGTTTATAATATACTATCATATAATTTTTGCCTCCTTTTATATATTCAAAGATAGCATATTATTTGACTTTTTTCAAGTGCTATCATTTTTATTTTCCATATGTCAATGCATATGGTTTTGTCTTGAACCATTTACGCATATTGTCAGTAAGTCCCCATGAAGTTTGTGCAAAGTCATTCTGATCGTTTAACACTTCTTTCATTGCTTCTTTTTTCGCTTTTGCATGTTTTATTGCCATGCTTCTATCTTTTCCCATGATTTTATACCTCCTGTTCTCTATAGAATCTACAACTTACAGGATAAAAAGTACGCAACCATTCTTTAATTGCGTTTTTATCAGAATAAGGGCAGATAACTTCCCTTATAATTCCATTTCCTAAAAATAATGTGAGTTTTTGCATAATGTTTTCCTTCTTAATTAAAAATGTACACTATAAAAAGGGCAAAGTGTTTACCTTGCCCTCTCTAACTATACATTTTATGGTTGCATATTATTTGTTGTTTTTCTTAGATTTCTTTGTGTATTTGTCCGTCAATACACTAGGAATATCAGCAGGTTTGATAGTTCCTGCTTCAACCATCCACTCAAAGCCTACACCATAAAGGTTTTTAAGTGCATTTGTTACGTCATACTTAAGAGCTTTTGTACCGTTAGATTTTACAACGGTTTTTGTATCAATCTTCTTACCGATTGACTCAAGAACTGCTGTCTCGAATGTTGTATTTGTTACATTAAGTTTATAAGCTTTATAGAAGTTTTCTACTGCTGTCTTGACATCTTCTAAGCACTTAGCATCTTTCATAGCTTTGCGGAATTTTTTGTCGTGTTCGTTGTACTCAAAAGAAGCCTGCTCTTTGAGCAACTTATCCCACTCAACCTTTAAGCCTTCATTGATAGTTACATAATTAGTACGCATCCGGTTCAGATCCTCAACGGTTACGTCAAGGTTAGTACCTTTTTCGAGCATGTCATCAATGGCTGCAATGCTCTTTTCATTAGCATCAATCTTAGAGCTATAGATTGTATTGAGTTCGGCTTTTTTGATAATACAACGGAAAAATTCTGAAGTCCGTGTTGATAATGTGCGTGCTGATTGGAAAAAGTCAACTTTAGCGTTGTTTGTTGCTACTGTTGTGTTAGTTGTTGTTTTACTCATAATGTTCTCTTTCTCCGACTTGACGCAATCGGTGCTATGTATTTTTATTGTGTACGTTGTTATCCTCAGCTTTTAACAGACTTGGAACTGTCAATCTTTGCAGACTGGTAGCTTTATAACGTCCTCCTCACCTTACCTAGTGCACCTCACACCGTTGTACTTTCGTACGCCCCTAAAGAGTATTCATGCTTAGTCTTGAGCATTCATGACCTCTAACCCCTTTAGGATATAGATACAGACCTCAATATTCAATTCCTACGAGTTGGGGAACGTAGGCACTCTATTTTCACCCCGAATTGCAATGCAAATAGTTAGAATACAAGCCGTAACTTATTTTCGTAGTGTGGTTTGTGCCGTAACACTTGCCACCTATCCGCAAAGGCACTTTTGAAGATATGCAAACTTTTTGTGGAATTTTTGCATGAAATATGCTAGAATGAAAATTGCTAAGTATAGCGTGTTTCATGCTATCCACTATGTAAGGGTGTAAGGTGTGCTAGACTTTGCACCCTATTTATAGGTTGCTACCCTATATATAAGCTATAAGTTTGAACATTTAAGTCAATCGCTTGACTTGTTTAAAGTATATCATGTTACTTGTCTGTTGTCAAGTATTGTTTTAGGATTGCTTGCAAAGAAGTTTAAAGTCTTGTTACTTCCTAGTTATTCACTTGACTTGATACAAGTATAACAGATGTTCTTTTGCTTGTCAAGAGTCAATTTCTAATTTCTTAAAAATTGTTTGTTCACTTGACTTTACTATATACTATCACATGGATTGTCTAAAGTCAAGTATCATTTTTTTTCAAAAAATACGATAAATTATAATACAAACATATGTTCTACTTAGATAATTCAGATCTGATTTTATCGAACATTTGTTCTATCCGAAAAGAATGTATAATATATATCTATTATCCATTGTTTTTGCCTAACCGGGGGTAGTTAAAACTAATTAGGTAGGCTGGAAATGCAGTAAACCATATAGCTGATTCATCCACACACCAACTCAAAAATCCACCATCTTCCCAATCTTCAAAATCCACAACAAAATCAAGCAAAATCCAAAATTTCACCCTTCAAACCACTTATCGTGCCACATATCGTCAAAACCCACTAAAATCAAGCATTTCAGTCACTTCACAACCAAAAAATCAAACTCCCATCTAACCAAAAATCCATCCACAATTCCAAAATCTTCCTTATTTATAAGCACTTTTACCGATAACGATTTTTCTGATAAAATTCCAAATTATATAACCCCAACATAGGGGCTACTATAAAACTACACGCAAAATCATCACGGCAGTAATCACACTGTCTTATTTTTATGCAAAAAATAAAATCAAACAGAGAATATTTAACCAGAATCTTATAAATCGCATTTAACATAAAAAAGAAAGGAATGAAATTATGAGCATTTTAACATTAATTACAACAGAAACGTTTAATAACTTACCATGTAACTTTTATAGGAATATTTTTATTTCAAACAATATACCAACACACTATTCAACCTTCAGAATTGCTTTTCTAGCCAGAAATCTAATAACTGGACTGTACACAGAATATTTAAACTATACCAGCCTATACTTCCTTGCCTAACAAATTTTACTTATTAAAATTACGTATACAACAGTAAATAGAATGAATATAGGCGACAGCATAAAAATAGTTCCTTGATAGGGACGGTATTTCTGACATAAGGAAGAAATAATTTTGGGTAGACATATAATCACATTTTAAATAGAGAATATATAATCAGAAAATATGAGAAAGGACAATCAATGAATAAAAAAGAAATAATAAAATTTTGTAACAATGAAAAATCACTAGGTCGAATGTGTCCATATAAAGAATATTACAGAATCGCACACTATGATTGCTGCGAAGACAAAATTGAATTTATATGCACAAAAGAAAATATCAAAACAAATAATAAAATTATTACTGATTGGAATGATTTATGCAGCAAATGCTCTTATTGGGCAGAATAATCAAACAGGAGGAATTAAATATGATACAAGAAAATGAAATACCAAAATATCTCAAATCAACAGAAAGTAATATCTCAAAGAGTAACCGCAAATCAAAGCACAAACATCATTATGAAGAATGTTTGATTCAATATAAATGGAATTTTAAAAGTAACGCATTTACTCAAGAAGAAAAAGAACGTATACATACTTCATTAAGCAGTTATTGTACTATCTGTGGAAAAATTGGAGGAATAATTAAAAATAGTAAATATCAGAAAGAAATTGACGTATTACAGAAACAAAGACAAACAGGAAATAATTTTTGGATAAGTATATCAGGTGAAGAATTTTATGAAATGTATCATGATAAATTACCAGTATTCTTTGTAGATGATATTTACAAAGAGAAGTATGTTGATTTAGAACAAAATTGTAATTCAGATTGTAATTCAGAAGGAGAATAATTAAATGAAAGAGTAAAACAAAAAATAAGAGTTTAATTAAAATCATTGTAATTGAATATCATAGTAAATGAACTATCTGCAAATTTGTACATTTTTGAGCACATTTTTTCTCTACACTTGGGGAGTGTACGTGCATAAACTTGTACATTTTTGCACCATGGTTATTCATAGTCATTGATTTTTAAGTGTTTTACTCTTCTGCACTCCTGTTGGAGAATATATAAGCGAAAGGAAGTGAACAGATGCAATTATGGCTAAGTGAAAAAATATATAAATCAGACAAGCTTTCTATATATGGCTTAGCAGCCTATTGTGCCATAAAAACCCTTTTGCCTAATGAAGATGTAAAAGAAATATGTACATCTTGTGAAATACTAGCATATCAGCTTACAAAATCATTAGACTATCCACGTAGATTTTATACTGGTTTGAAAACTGGCTACGATGAGTTAATTGATCAAGGTATTATAAAGCGAGTTAAATCAAAAGGTAAATTTGACATAATAGATTGTTCTGATCTTTTTATCACAGAAGAAGGTGAATATTTTACAATTATTACCTACGAAGAGATTTTAACGATATGTCGGCTAAAGGATGTTAATACTCTTCTATTGTTGAAATACTTTATCTTCCTTATTGGAACTATCAGTTCAACGATTGATGTATATATAGACGCATATCAGCACAAATGTCGAGTTGTTGGTAATCTTACTATAGAATACATATCTCAACTTTCAGGTATTTCAGAAAGATCCATTATTGATTACAACAAAATATTAGAAAGCATTGGTCTTATTTATATTTATAGGCAGAATGATTTTATGATCAATAAAGATTCAGGTGAAATAACTCGTTTACCAAATGTATACGGCAGACCTGAAGATCAGTTGTATATTGACGCTTTTGCTATTAGCCAACGAAAATATAAAGATTCATATAAATATGTGGAGAATAATATAAGGAAGGCTAATGCCAAAAGACGACTTGCTCAAATGTATAATCAAATCTGTAAAAATAAAGATTTTAAATATTCTGAAGAAGATATCCAACAAGTCTATGCATATGTCTTGCAAGAAAATCACAAATATGAAGCAACTTACAAAAAGAATAATGATGAGTCATGTTTGGAAAAGATTCGTGATATACGAGTATTTGATAAATATGACTTCATAACAAAGGAGGAAAATTAAATATGGGAAGAATGGTAAAAATCGCAGGAACAAATGAGATAGGTGACTCAAATCAATTATATAAAATTGGTACAAAATGGTTTAAGAACAAAGAACATTATATCAATACACTAAAATCGTCCGACCTATCATATCAGACCGTATTAGACTTATTGGAGTCAGATAAAAATTGTTTATTTTCTGATAATGTTAAAACAAAGATAATTAAATTATTAGAAAATGAATTATAAAACAGAGAATATACATATGTAACCATTAACGCAGCACTCAAAGGAGCTGATGCAAAATGAACAAATTATTTTTAAACAGAAAAGGAGAACTAATTAATGAACAAAACAGTAACAATTACATCAAAGAACTATAAATATGCAAATACATACGGAGGAAATATTTGTGCTTCAGATTTTTGTACTGACTATGAAGGATCTCGAAATATTGCAGATAAGATTTTCGCAGATTGGGCTTTCGATCGCTCATGTGAAAAGCAAATGAATAACAGTATTAGAAGTTATAGAGAAAGGAAAATGAACAATGGCAGATAAAAATATGACAGTTTCAATTGAAGAACAGGAAGTTTGTATCAATATGATGCGTGATGAGAAATTTGCAACAATTTATGCTTCAGATTCTACATATATTACTAAATTGGATAGATTATGTAAGTAAAGCCCTGATATGTACTCTCTCATTCAAGATACTGGTAGAGGTAAGAAATATTTATTAAAGGATAAAACATTAATCAGTTTTAGAGCGAAGAAACGTGAACTTACAGATGAACAGAAGAAACAGGCGGCTGAACGTATGAGAAAATATCAAGCTAGTAAATCTAACTGAGATACCATTTCTAACCAGAATTTCTAATGTACACCATTGTACAGAAAATTCTACGCCATTCGGTGAACAAATATCCATCTAAAAATTGTAACTTGAAAAATTAAGCAACTGTATTAAAGGAGAATTAAACAACTATATGTGTAGTATATGTGGAAGAAATGACGGTCTACATGATTATCGGTGTCCTTATTACTCTCCACCTCATCCAAAGTATCTATGCTGTTATTGTGGCGAAGGTATTTATCAAGGTGAACGCTATCTTGATAATGAAAACGGAGAATATATGCATGAGGACTGTATTGGATGTTTGGGGACAGACAGAGTAATTAATTGGCTTGGATTTAAATACAAAGAAATGGAGGACTACGATGAATAAAATTGTAAATAAACTAAAAGATAAATTACCTCAATTTTGCAACACACAAGATTTCTGGTATGTGAAATTTAAGGATAAACAGTATTATATTGATAAAAAGAGATTTCGTAAAAAGTTAATATATAAATTTCTAACATTTATATCAATTACTTTCATTTTTGTTTTCGCAATCATGGTTGACAATTTATGTATTAGAACAATAGGATTGGTAATTTCTGTTGATACATTTGGAATTGTAGCTTTCAACGAAGGAAAATCTGAAAGTGAGTAAATAGAAATTTCATTTGGAGAATATATAAGTGAAACATAATAAATAAAAGATAAAAGGAGGATTTATGGCTGGTATTAGCGTACCTCAATATGAGATTTTTAAAATTGGAACAAATAAACTAAAGTATTCTAATTGGGATTTACAGATTACCAAAGAAGAGGCTTTTAAATATCAGGAACTCATATCACTGTTTGAAGCCCAAGAATTCCGCATAATGGCAAATAAGATTTTAGAAAAACCTATTTGGAGTATTGATTTTTCAAAGATATTTATGCAGGTAGTTGTTGATAAAAAATCTGATTTTGCAAGAGCGACTGGTAAAAAAGGTGTTATCATAAATGGTGTTAATTATAAACGCTTTGTCGGAACTACTGGTGGATTAAAAAATAATACTCTTCTCTTCTGCAATTCACAGTACATTGACAAATTAAATGAATTATGTGAATGCAAGAGAAATCCAGATACTAAATTAGTTCCTGCAAAATACGAAGCTTACAAAGCATTAACATGTTCTGCATCACAACCGATTTGTGATCCACATGGAATTTTGGTTGTAAAAGATTGTATTACACAATATTTTGCAGATGTTATATCACTTGATGATGGTGGCGATTCAAAAGAACCGACAAGAGAAATTATTAAAGATAAAGCTCTTGAAAACAATGTATCTGACGGTTTTAATCTTTGTACTATACAATATATGCAGCGAGTAGCTGAATCTTTAGGTCTTGATTATATTCCTGGCGGTGTGTGCTTGAGAAACGCATGGCTCAAAGGAATGCTCTATCCGTTCCCTATTTATGAATTTATTGAAAAATACAATAATGGTAATTATATGATTGAAGATATTTGGGGAAACATGCAAGATATTCGTCAATGTGAAATGATTGTCACAGAGTCTTCTCTTAAATTATGGGGAGCGTATGATAATATTGAGCAATATGTGAATGCATATAAGGAATGTGGATACGGATTTTCTGTAACAAAAATTTCACCGCATGTTCTTGAAGAACAGAGAGAATTGAATTACCAATATCTTCAGTCTTATGAATTTACAGACGAAGATGTTGAGGAATTGTGCGCACCAACAATCAACTATTTAAAAGATGCTATGTGTGGTGACTACTCTTCTACTATTAAATTTCTTGGTATTAACGAAAATACTGATGTAAATTCATGGCAACGTGCTTTATATACAAGCGAATATATGTTGGGAGATCCATATATAATCGACTCTGTACATAGATATATCAAGAAAAAAATGAATGATGCGAAAATTGGTAAATTATTTGTAAAAGGTAACTATCAGATTGCAAGTGGCGATCCATTTGCTCTTATGCAATCTCTTTGTGGGTTGGAAGTTACAGGTTTATTAAAAGCAAATGAATGTTATTCAAAATTTTGGATTGATAAAAATGAAGATGAAATTGTACTCTTTAGAAGCCCAATGACAAGTCATAATAATATTCGAATGTGTAATATCAATAATTCGGATGAATGTCAGTATTGGTATCAATATATGAATACTATCATGATTATAAACGGTTGGGATTCATTTTGTATGGCTGAGAATGGGGAAGATTGGGACTCGGATCTGAACTTTTCTACTAATAATCCAGTTATGAAAAGACGTTATAGATATTTACCTGCTATCGAATGTGTTCAGCGAAATGCAGAAAAAATTGTTGTTACTGAAGCTGCTGTTAAAAAAACAAATAAAGCAGGTATGGGAAATCAAGTTGGAACAATCACTAATTATGTCACATCTATGATGGAAGTTCAATCTCATTTTGAGAAAGATTCATCTGAATATAAAGAATTAGAATATAGAATAGAATGTGGTCAGCTCTATCAACAAAATGAGTTGGACAAAATTAAGGGAATCATTGCAAAACCAATGGAAAGTAGTTGGTACAATTTAGGTGCTTGCGGAGAGAATAGATATTTGCAATCGCTTTGCGCATACAGAAAGCCATACTTTATGATTTATGTTTATGATGAGACTAAAAGACAATATAAACAGTATATCAAAGAAAGTAATGCTAAGTGCTATGCTATCTACAAATGTTCTATCGAGGATTTGTATAACAAAGATAGTCTTACAAAAGAACAAGAAGATTTTCTATTTTGGTACGAAAGAAAAATGCCAGTTGGTACAGGAAATTGTTCTATGAACCAAATTTGCAAATATGTTGAAAGTCAGTTAGACGGATATAAGTCTCAGCTACATAAGGACTCTTCATTTGATTATAATATACTAAAAGTAAAAAGACGTTGTACTGAAGAACACAGACAAGCTCTGCGAGAACTTGAACAATATTATTGTGAATGTATTAAAGAATATAAAAAGAAACAGGTAAAAGAAAAAGGAATACAGTTAAATAGAACTGATATCTTTGATAAGCAGGACGAATTCGACAAATATTATCAACGTGCAAGTATGGTTGAAATGTTTAAGAAGAAAGCCGAAGAAATATGTCCAAATGATGATGAACGTATGAATATCATTCTTGATATGACTTATGGATATAAAGGTAATAGGCAGTTTTGTTGGGATTGTATTGGAGAACTAATTATTAAGCGTTTAGAAGAAATGGAGGAAGAAGTTGTATATACTGAATGAAAAAGAATATATTAGAGAGATATTAGTGTCTGGTAATAAACCAGACAATATCTCGAATGGATATTTGATAACATTGATTGCTAAGTATTATTTTGATAGAGGTAAAGATCCAAATATTCTAATTGATACAGTCAAAGCAAAGATGCTTGAATTCAATATTGAAGGATATCAGGAATATAGATATGCCAATAAAATCAAAAAGACATGTACTGATTTATATGATTCAGAATCAAAAAATCTCTTTAGGGAACTTGAGTATGTTCCTATCTATGAAAAAGAATTAAAAGTCGTGGAGTCTCTTCCAAATGATCGCCAAAAGAAATTTATGTTTACACTATTTGCTATTGCAAGATATATGAATAGTGAAGGATGGATAAATAAAAAAGACTCAAAAGGTCTTTCAGAAGTATTTAAACTTGCCAATGTTACTCTCTCATCTGATAAAAAGAATGAATTATTGCATGAGTTATATAGTAATGGTTATATTCATTTTGGGAAAAAGGTGAATAATCTTAATATCAAAATAGATTTAGGAGACACTGATGATGATATTGCTTATAAGGTAACTCAATTTGAGAATATTGGTAATCAGTACATAGGGAATTTTAAAAAAGGTTATAAGCAGTGTGCAAATTCTGGTTGTGGAAGAAAAATAAGAATAACAAAGACTGGAAGACCAAAGTTATATTGTGAAAAATGTGCAAAGGAAATAGATAAAAATAAGGCAAAAGAACGTATGAAAACCTTGAGAAACGCATAAATGTTCGAAAAACTCATTCACTAAAACCATTGATTTATAAGGCTTTTTTGCACATTTTTACAAAAAATTCGTTTTTCTTAAATGTAGATATAGTGAAATATTTACAAAAATATGATACAAAAACGATTGTCATGGAAGAAACAAACCGACAATCTTTGTATGTCTGCTCTGCTACTCTTTCGAGTAGCATTGCAGATTTAGAATGAAATCAGCTTTTCTTGGCTGATAAAACAGAGAATATAATAGTATAAAGTTCGTCTAACATATGGCTATAAGTTAGTTGATGTGATGCCATATGAAAAACTTGTGCATGTGTGATAAAACCAGTTAAGTACATCAAGCGAGACTGTACCATGCATTTCTGTGGAAGATATATAGGAATCAAACCTATGGGGAACGATTCGAAGGCGTTTTCAAACAGAACAATTCTAAAAATCATTTCTAAGATTGGTACATATTCATATTGTACTCCTCTTCTTATATGTGTCGGTGACTGTGCTACAATTCTTGTAGTATGGTTGCCGATTATTCTTTTAATCTCTTATAGCTCAGTTGGTAGAGCATCGCACTGTTAATGCGAAAGTCGTAAGTTCGAGTCTTACTGGGAGAGCTTTTCTACTTTTGTAGGACTGGTTGGTTTCGGATCAGGAGATGTTAAATCTCAAAAATAAGCATGGCGACATGTATAAAGTGGTTCTTATCGTATTATAAGGCTGCGACTGTGAAATACAGTTTAACGGAAAACACATATGATTTATATAAAAATGGAGAATATATAAATGATGGGAGGCGACAAGTAATGTTGAAAGCCTATAAATATAGATTATATCCTAATGAACAACAGAAAGAACAAATTCAGAAAACGTTTGGATGTTGCAGATTTGTCTACAATCAGACATTATCTCATAGAAAAGAAATGTATGAAACTAAAAATATATCTATGAGTAGAATTGATTGTAATAATTGGAAAAATCAATTTTTAAAAAAGAAATATGAATGGTTAAAAGAAATAGATAAATTTGCATTAGAGAATGCAATTGTAAACATGGATTTTGCATATCAAAAATTCTTTAAAGAACATACTAATTATCCAAAATTTAAAAGCAAGAAAGATAACAAAAAATCATATAAGACAAATTGTAATTATTGTGGCAACCCAACTATAGAAGTTTCTTTTGAGAATAACAAAATCAAACTTCCAAAACTCAAATGGGTTAAAGCAAAAATTCATCGTGAGCTTGTAGGTAAGATTAAATCAGCTACCATATCACAAGTTTCTTCTGGAAAATATTTTGTATCAATACTTGTGGAAACAGAACATATTCCTATGGAATCAACTGGTTGTATGGTTGGAATTGATTTAGGCATAAAAGATTTACTTATCACCTCTGATGGGAAAAAAATTGATAACATTCGTACTACCAAGAAATATGAAGATAAATTAGCAAAAGAACAACGTAAATTGTCTCACAAAGTAAAAGGTAGTAAGAACTGGAATAAACAGAGAATAAAAGTGGCAAAAATACACGAAAAGATTCATAACACCAGAATTGATAACTTACATAAAATTTCTCATGAATTAGTCAGCGAAAACCAAGTGATAGTTTCTGAGAATCTAGCAGTAAGCAATATGGTAAAGAATCATAATCTTGCTAAGTCAATTTCAGATTGTGGATGGTATGAGCTAACAAGACAGATAAGCTATAAGTCTGATTGGAATAATCGTCAATACATTAAGATTGGTAGATTTACAAAATCGAGTCAGCCTTGTAATGTATGCGGTTATATCAATACAAAAACTAAGGACTTATCTGTTAGAAAATGGACATGTCCTCAATGTGGAATTGTTCATGATAGAGATATCAATGCTGCTATCAATATTCTAAATGAAGGATTAAGGATATTGGAAGAAACGGCATAAATAATATTTAGTACGGCAGGAACTGTCGGAATTTAGGCTTGTGGAGTTAGTAGGTTACGAGGACGATGAAGCAAGAAGTTATTTTAATAATAGTTCACAAAGTACAAGTACGTACAACTCTAATAGGCTGCAACCTATGAATCTCGCAAGGAAGAATGTGCAGAAAGAAAATCTATAATACTTTGTGGTAAGAGTTTGCCGATTATGTCAAAATCGGTGTTGTTGCTAACTACAAGTTAATCGCTTGTGTGATAAACTGTGTCCAACCATAGTAGATGTTAGTGTATTGAGTCAAATATCTCAGCTCATATTAAGCAAGGATCTCATACTTCGGTATGGGATTTTTTATTTTGGGAATTAGTTCAGTTTGGTTAGAACGCCTGATTTGGGTTCAGGAGGTCGTGGGTTCAAATCCTACATTTCCAACTACTATCCTACTTTGTAGGAAATAAATCAAGAAAGAAGTGAAAATTATTAAGTACATTTCAAAAAATGAAATTGAAAAATTATTATCCGAAGGTGTAATTAGAAACACAAGACGAGGATATGTAGATCGCAGAGGCGAACATATTGGATATTACAAGACTTGTGGTGGAAAGCGTTACATTGAAGATAAATACGTCAAGTAGGTTCTGCTTATGAAAAATCGAATTGAGTATAAAGGATTTTATATTGACAAGACTGAAAATGGCTACCGTATCTGTAGACAAGAAGATACAGAAAAACATACTCATCTCTCAAATCTTAATCCATCATATAAGCTTATAGATAATGTGTTATCTAATAAAATTCCTACTCGTTGTGGGTGTTATTATTTGGAGTCGCATATTCGTTTGAGCTATGATGAAAATTATATTAGGAAGATTCGTGAGTATATCAAAGTGAAACAGAATAAAAGTAAACAAATGTATTACAATCCTGGCAGAAAACGTTCTGGTGGGATTTTTTAATTTTATGGAGGATTTAAAGGATTATGGTAGATAGTAAAATTAAGAAAGCAACTGTTAGTGCGGCTAAAAAGAATATTACAGCGAGTGGAGTAAGAATTGAAAATGGAACTTTCGTTGACGATGAAGGTTCTATTGTAGATCGTATTGCAGAGAAATTACCAGAAGGTACAACTATCTTTGATATTAAAATCAGTATTGAGATTTCAGATGAAGAGTCTGAATCTGCTGAATAGAGAGTAGGTGGATGTTATAATCGACTTACATAGATTGGAAAATGAAACAGATTTTGAATGGAAATTAAGATGTTGCCTTGCAAAGAAACGTAAAGAGACAGATATGGATTGGATTGAAATTCGAGATATGCTTGGATTGAACATTACACCAGATCAGCTTAGAAAACAGGCTGTTGGATATGAAGAGTATGATAATTATATTCACAACTGTTATGGTGCATCTGAAAGAATTTTATGTGTGTCAGATGTTCATATTCCGTTTAATTTACCTATTGATATTTTTTCAGGTTATAAGGGAATTGTAGACACTTTAATAGTCAATGGTGATTTATTGGATTGTTTTTCATGTTCTGCATTTCCTAAAAAATTCAAAGTAAATCTTGATGAAGAACTTGTTTTAGGAAGACAGTATATTATTGATTTAATCAATCTGACTACACCTAAAAAGGTAATGTTTGTGATGGGAAATCATGAATACCGTATGCAAAGATACTGTTCTGATAGATTATCAAACGAATTACTTGGCATCATCCCAACAGATCCGCTAGGAATGATTGTAGACGATGGATTCAAAGTTAATGATGAAAGAAATAAAACCCAGACACAATACTCTTCTATTCGTGAAGTGTTTGAAGATTCAAATATTGAAATCGTTTATGATAAAGAATGGTGGATAAAAGAAGGTAATGTAATTTTCTGTCACCCATTAAATTATTCATCTGGTATGTTAAAAACAACAGAAAAGGCAGTCAATTATTTCTTGCGTGTAGATCGCACATTTACTGGAATCGTAATGGCTCATACCCATAAAGTAGGAAGTTTTACTCAAGGTGGAATAAAAATGTATGAGCAAGGTTGTGTGTGTGATTTGGATAAGCTGGATTATAACAACGGTAAACTTATAATTCCAAATCAGAACGGGTTTATGTATCTTGCATTGGATTCAAATGGTGACATTATTGATTCCAAGACAAGAATTATTACTAATTTCATGACAAAGTAGACCAAGTACGAGTGACTTGGTTTTTATATTATGCATAAGTAACTATGAAAATTGGGCTAATTTTCTATTTTTAATTAGTCCGATTGTATGGAAATTGTGATGTTACTGTCACAATTGTATGTATCAGAGGGAGTGTACTTAAATGAGACGCTACCCTCTTTTGCATTAAAAATAAATAATTGAGAAAAAGGAGAAAATTAAAATGACAAAGAACGAAGTATTAAAGGCAGTATCAAACAAGGTTGAAGGAGCTTCACAGAAGGACATAGCAGTTATTCTTGATGCATTTGCAGATGTAATTACAGAGACATTAACAGCAGACCACGCAGAATCAGTCGCAGTTGGTAAACTTGGAAAGTTTAAGGTTAAAGAAGTTCCAGAGCGTAGAGGAAAAATTATGATGGGCAATCGCAAAGGTGAGGAGTATGTAACTCCACAGCATGATGAGATTTGCTTTAAGATGTCAAAGTCTGCAAAACAGCTCTAATTCTAAGGTGGTGAAAATATATTGAAAACATTTGGTTTTACAGATACAAATGATTTTGCTGAATTTTTAGCAGATACTTTTGACAAGCTGGATGTTTGTACAAGAGATTATGACGATGATTGTTCAGAAATTGTAGTTGTGGCTAAGTATGATGTGATGAAAGATGTTCTTAATTCTGTTATTAAAAATACGAATTTTAAACTTGCTTCTTGTAACGATTTGAATGATCCTTATTGGGACGGTTATGATGACGCATTTATTCTTAATATTGATTCTGAAATGAATGTATGGGTTCAGGCTGCCAAGTATGAGGGAAGTGATACTTATATCAATATGGATGAGACAGACATTGTATTTATTCATGGAGATGTGAGTTCAGCTTTTGTTATGGACAATAAAGATTCTGGATGCATTATTCATGAATTCAACATTGGTGAGGACGCTGAAGATGTAGACGATGATTGTGATGGTAATTGTAAGAATTGCAGTTGCAGTGACGTAAGTGATAATTCTCATAAAAATATTACATTCGATAAAGATGAAAACGGAAAAATTCACGGATTTACTTCTGTTAAAAGTGATGTTAATGGATATGAAAAGCGTGAATTTTATTCTAGTAAGCCGATTGATTTAAGTGATTTTGACGAATATAATTCGGTTGGAAGATTATTTGATTTGCTTGATTTTATTTTTTAAATATTTAGAGTGTGTGGTGTATGCTACACACTCTTTTTGTATGGGTAGGTCGTATAGCGGCAATTACACCTGACTGTAAATCAGGCGCTTCGGCTTCGTTGGTTCGAGTCCAACCCTGCCCACTAATTTAATGTTTCTGTGATGGAAACAGAGAATAAATATATGTATTCATGATTGGTGTCATAGCTGATTGTGGGATTTATGGAACAGTAGGTACTTGGAGTAGCTACCAAGTATATGAGAACCTATGCCTCTCTTCTACTGTTCTATTTTTAGTTATTGGCATAGGAGAAGGCATAGGTGAAAATTGTGAAAAATACAAAACAAAGAGAATTTAATATTGAGGATTACGACTATTATGTAAGGGAATATATTCAAAAAAGTGAAGAATTAGGCAACCAAATAAAATATGATTTATTGCGGAAAGAGCCATTTAACTTACCTGATGGTAGATGGTATATAAATAATTGCCCAGATAAATCAGTTAAAACATGGGCTGATTTTGTTGATTGGTGTGGTTTTGTAGCAAAAGGTAAAACACCATCAAAGGATAAAATGATAAAACTGATTTACAAATTACAGTCAGAAAAAGATAGAGCTTTAATGTATGATGATTTTAGAGGGAGAGGTTGCTATCATCCACCATTAGAAGTGATTAAAACTTATTGGGGAACTATTAATAATATGAAAAAGGAACTTGGATTAGAAATAATTCAAGAGTCCATGTTGGATAGAATTTTAACAAAAGATGAATTAGACCAAATGATAAAAGATATATGTAAATATGTAAAAGATGACAATAGAAATTTTATTACTACATCTGAAATAGACAGTGTTCATGAATGGTTGAATGCAGATTCTTTACAAAGGACAATTAAGAAATTTTATAATTGTAATCTACAAACATTATTGGCAAATGAAGGAATTTCTTTAGGCAAGAGAGGTCGAGGTATCACATTTGATTTTAGTGATGGTGAACATGTTACAAGCCAATTTGAATATATATTTTCAAAATATCTTAGAGAATTTGGATTAAAATATGGAATAGATTATTTTCGAGATGTAAAATATTCATCTTTTGTTCCATCTTATCACAGAAATATGAATTGTGATTATTTAATTCATACCAAAGATAATGATATTTATATTGAAATTGCAGGTGTAATTGAGGCATATAAAAATTATTTCTTTTCAAATAGGCAGATCACAAGCAGTAAATCTAAAGAAACATATCGTAAAGACCTATCTAAGAAACAAAAAATGTTTAAAGAAAATAATATTCATTATTATATTTTATTCCCTTGTGATTTGACAAAAGATAATACATATAACATTTTAAATAATGATTCTATAGAACTCAGAAAAAGCCTTGAAGCTTTTATCAAGAATAATATAGATTGGGATAAGGTGTCTAAAATAGGCGAATTAAAATATAGTGAAGAAATAAAATGGGGAAGAAACGTTATAGATTATAGTGAAGCAGTTTAGTTATTACTACTACTGCTTCTTTTTTATATGTGAAAGGAAGTGAGATTATTGAATGGTAAAATAGCAGATAAATTAGATCCAGTTA